CTCTTGCCTAAGCCTCTATTCTGCCTTGTCATTACATACTCTCTGAATCCCTCTGCCATGTCTTCCTCTAATGAGAGGTTATCTTTTTCACCATATAATTTCCTTGCTTCATCATATAGTGCCTGTCTCTCATTATTGTCAAGAAGGAGATTAAATACAGCATGAAATGCTTCATGGTATGCAGTACCTTCAGCAGCTATGTCAGACAGTGTGATTACACCTTTGTCAAATTGACCCCAAGCTAAAGTACCCTTTTTACCTACTTTAATAAGACCTTTTACTACTTTTACTCTATCTGATTCACTTAGTTGAGGTAAGACTTTATTTAGCCATTTAAGTTCCTTTTCTTGATTCCATACAGGAGTTTCTGTAGTATCCTTTGCCTTTCTTAGAGTAAACTCATCTTCAAACTCTTCATCATGGTCATTTATTGCCTGTTCTTTTTGAGCAGTATAGGCAGCACCTGTCTGGGTATTACCTTGATTAATAGTTGCAGGAGTTTCTACAGTAGTAACAGGAGCAGCACTTACAGTAGGTACTGCATTAGGGTCAAACAATATAGTCTTTTCTGATGCTAAGTCTTTCATTCTTTGAGGATTACCTAATAAGGCTTTTCTAATGGAATCCTCAACTTGAGACTCACTCATACCTCCTTGTACAGGATTATTCTTCAAGAATAAGAATGTCTTTCCATTAGGAAATACTGCATAGAAATTGTTTGAAGCTACATGAGCTGCTTCTCCCTGTCTACCAAATCCCTCTGTAATATTAGGAACCTTGGTTATATAGACATCTACTTCTGTAATACCTGCAACAGGAGTTAAATACCCTTTATGTAACTTGCCATCCAACTCAAAGTAACCTACTCCCTCATCAGCATTATTCATACTGTGTTCAGGAGTTAAGTCCTCAATAGGATTCTGTGTCTCTAATGAAGTCTCAAAGATAGGTAATACTGTCTGAGCTTGTGCTGGAGTAGCAGGAGTTTCTACAGGTTTATCTATCTTAACATTACTTACTAAGGGCACATTAACAGCAGGATTATATGTAATAGGAATACCCCTTTCACTTTGTACTGCTGATACATTCTCTTTATTATAACTCAATACAAATGGCATTACAGCTAACTTAGTAACTGGTACACCATACTGAGATTCAAATAAGTTCTTGTAAGCAGAAAGTTGTAAAGTATAGTAATCCTTTGCACTCATTCTTTGAGTAGCAGAGGGATTGTTAAAGTAGTTAACCTTGTGACCATATCTGTCTGTAAAGTCATAGAAACTGTATCTACTTGTCTTTACATCATAGATTCTAAAGTTACCATCCTTGTCAATAGAAAGAATATCAACCTCACCTGCAACTCTTGTACCATCAGAGTATTTTTGGAACAATACAATATTATCAGCAAGGAATCTCTCTCCCATTTGCTCCATATTTGACTTAATCCTATTAAGGGAAGTAATCAAATCTATGAAAGCATTTTCTGATATATTGGATGGTCTTACTATCTTAGATATATCTCTTATAGTAAAGTACTGTCTAATGATACTATCTACTGCTGAACCAGCATCAAGTGCTCTTTGTGAGTTAGTACCAGACATCTTATCTCTTACTATATTCACAATAGTATCTCTACTCTTGGCATCAGTCTTACCTCTGTAGGCAGTCAAGTCTACCTTAAACTTGTTCTCCAAGTATTTCAGGTAATTCTCAAACTGAGTGGGATTATCTACAAACTTGCTAAGATTAAGTCTTACTAATTCAAGAGCCTTTGCTTGCTTGTCAGATTCTACCCAATTGGAGCCTAATCTGCTATGTACTCTACTATACTGATGATATTCACCATCATCTTCAAGTACATAATAAAACTCACCATCAGTTCTTGTCTTATCTACCCTCTTCTGGTTCTCATATATTTCACTGACAACCTCCTTAGACTTGGCAACTCTATCCTCTCTTTCTTTCTTTCTACCTGCAATAGTATCCTTAACATCTTGTGCCTCTTGACCACTAAGATATGTCTGTTTATTTCTATCAAGTACCTTACCATCAGGAGTAAGAACTTTGTTATCTACCATCATTGAGGAATTAGTAGCATCTCCAAAGTTCTCTTGTGCCCAAGCTAAATCAAATAATAATTTTGTTGAACCTTCATTAATAATGATAGCTTTACCTTGATTATCCCTTATAGTGTGAGTAGATAAATCTACATATACTGGATATGTAAATCCTGCTGGCTGCATATAAATACCCTTTATAGCACCTTCAGTGCCACCTACAGGAGTCTCTATCTTCCTCTTAGGCTGAGGGGCTACAGAAGCTGGACTTATAGCTTGATGTAGATTACCTTCATTATCAAAGTAGTCAGTTGTAAACCAAGTACTTCTTACTGAAGCCTCAGTAATATTTGAAGTAAGGATATTAGAGTTTATCAATCTATTGTTGTATGCACCTTCATTTATTCTCCTTGTACTGACTTGCAGAGGAAGATTGAACTTAACAAGGTGTCCGAGTATCTCATTGTATATATCCTCAGGATTCTTGGGAGCACCTAATGCACTTGTATCTCCTAAAGCTTCAAGAGCAGTTACATCAAAGTTTATACCTCCAATCTCTGCACTCTTACTACTTGTAGAGAAATATACATCATACTTATCCTCCTTGATTTGCTCCTTTCCATCAATGGTTACTTTCTCATAAGTACCATCTGGCTTTCTCACCTTCTTACTGATAACAATACCATCACCTGCCTTGCTACTAAACCAAGTAACCATGATGTCCTGCATATACAAATCTTGTGCTAAGTCTTGCATAGCAGCAGATACATCATCCTGTGATGTAGCAGTTGATAACTTAGTAATGGCATTCTTTATATCTTCTCCAACAGGAGTAGAACTTATACTGTTGTCATTCAGATTAAACTCTTCATTATTAAAGTGCTTAACTCTTACAGCAGCAGGAGAATACTTACCAGCTCCATTAGGTATAAGCAGATATAATCTACCCTCCTTTTGGCTCATATCCACTGGCTTAATAATAAGACTGTCATCAATCTTACTATTGGTAGTAAGTACACCATTCTTTATAATACCAAAGATAGGCTTTCTATCAGTTGAAGATACATTAGGTATTTCAGACAAACTCCTTTCAGTATTACCATAAGGAATCCTACCTATCATTACCTTAGATACCCTTGTAGTAGGTGTGGCAATAAATTTACCTTTAGATTGAGTGTCTCTAATGAGTTCAGTAACTTTATCTCCAAACTCATTAAGGTCTTTAGAAGAACTAAGTAATTGTTCTATACTATCCTTTATCTTTTGACTTGGCTCATTCCTAAACCATATAGTAATATTATCTCCGCCTCTTCCTCCTTTATGAGACTTTTTAAAATAAGTCAATCCATTCTTAACACCAAAACCATCAGGTTCTGTTCTAACATCTGCTGTCTTTTTTGACCACTCTTGTATTTCTCCTAAATCAGAATATCCTTGAGATGTATTAGTAATATGTATTAAGTCATCCTTTTGTGCTACTGGTACAGAACCTCTTCCTGCATACTCCTTCCTTATCTTCTCTTCAAGACCCTTCAGGCCCTCATACCTTGAAACACTATAGTCAGATTCATCTAAACTACCTACTACTTGACCATTCCTTTTATCTATAATAAATATGGTGTGGTCATTGAATGAAGGGTCAATCATAAAGCCAAGTTCATCACCTGCTTTTAAGTTACCTTCATTTAGGTATCTAAATGCTCCACTATCTCTTAGATAGCCATAAATACCAGAGAAGTCTACACCTTTTTCTCTCTCACTTGCTACAACATCAAATGGTCTGAAGTCTCCTTCCTTGCTTGCCTCTATATGTAGTTCAGGTATAGCAGGTCTATAGAATTGATTGGAGGTATCTCTACTTGGTCTCTGTGGAGTCTCTACCCTCTCATTGGCTTTCTTATTCTCCTCACTGACCATTTCAGCAGTTATATTACCTACAGGTAATTCTGTTGTAGGTAAGTCCTCACTACTTGTTACAGTAGGAGTAGTTGCAGTTCCACTATCTCCTGTAGTAGTTCTATCATCACCTCTTACAGCTCCCTCTCTTTTCTCTACAGGCTTCTTATATTCAGGTGAGAATCTATCCTTAAATCTATTGTCATTGTTTACCTGAGACATAGCCTTCTGTAGCTCATATTGAGCTTCTTGGAATCTTGTTGCAGACAACTCAACATCACCCTCAGAATCTTCATCAAAGGCATTCTCATTATTAATGTAAATTGAGTTAGGATTAGCTAACTGTTCAAGATTCTCAGAGTTACTGAATTGGTCTTGAAGGAGTTTCATAGCATCTTGCTTAACTTGTGGTTCTGCATCTGACTCATTAAGAACTCTTCTCACTTCATTATTATATTGTGAAGTTTCTCTGTAGCTCTTAGCCATTTCACTACCTTCATCCTCAAGTTCTTTTAGGACTCTATCTCTATTCTCTGTATCATCTTGGGCATCTATTGTACTCCTGAACTCTTGTAAGTTCTGTGCAGCATTCAAAGATGTCTTTAGGTCATCAGACTTCTTCTTAGTCTCTTGTTGTGCAGCTTGCTCATCAGCTTTTGCATGGTCTTCTGCTTGCTTTTGAGGGTCCTCAAGATACTCTTTCAGCTTTGCATTATATGTCTTTGAGGCATTACCTAACTTGACAATATCATTCAATTTAGTTGTAATATCCTCTTTATCATCTGCACTAAGTACAGTTTCATCTACCTCATTAATTTCCTTGATAAGACCATCTACAAACTTAGGATTAGTTGCTAATGTATGAGCCAATACCTTATCATCCTGACCTCTAACCATATTAAGAGTGTTGATAGCACCTTCAATGGCTCTTACATTCTTATCTGCTTGTTTATATCTATCAGTTAAATCAGCATGATGTTGACCTTCAAAATCTCTAACTTGTTGATTAAATTTAAGTAGATAGTCTAAGTTACCTATTACATTACCAATAGCTGATTTAACCTCTCCAGACATAGCTGTTGCCCTTTCAGCCCAGTTACCTATCTGAGATTTCATCCATGTCAATTCTTCAAGCTGGTCATCTGATAATTGCTGACCTGTTTTAATATCAAGCTCATCTTTTATCTTCAGATAATTATTGATAGTGTTGGTCATTTCATCATGGTTTTGCTGTAGCTTCTCTATCATTTCCTGCTTGCCCTCTGGAGTAGCATACATAGGATTACCATTCTTATCAACAAATGGACCTACCTTAGAACCATCTTCAAGAGTAGTTGTAGTATTCTCCACAATAGAGGCAAGGTTTTCATCTGATGTATCAAAGGCTGCATCAATCAGTGTAGTAAGGTCTTCCATTCTACCTGCATTATCAAACATGGCAATATCAGATACTAATTGAGCATGTTCTGCATTCTTAAAGTTGAACTCATCACCTTTCTCAGCAGCTCTGTTCATATCATTCTGATACTTATTATGCCTGATAAGACCTTGATAGTAGTTCTTAAATTCAGGAGAGTTTACCCTACTATTCATGTAGTTAGCAATCTTATTTTCCCTTGCTATCTTCTCATTATAGTCTCTCCACTCATTTATGGCACCACCCTCAATAGTAATAGGAGATTGCAGTGAGCCTGACTCACTTCTAACTCCTCTAAATCTTGGTATACCTAATGCACCTGTCAAAGAACCAATAAAGAACTCTTCCCAAGCAGAACCATCATTTACTGTCTCATTAATTCCCTCAGCAAATGATTTGGTCCAACTTAAAGTCTCTTGTGCAGCCTCTGGGTCAGTCTTTGACTTATAGAAGTTATTTACATCAGTAGAGTAATAATTACCTGCTATCCTACTTGCAGCAACTTGTAATATTTCCTCATTACCTTCAGATAATGCACCTTTTGTTATTGCAGCAGTAGCACCTAATCTTGTAGTACCAGCAGTATATTCCCCTGCTTTGCCTACTATATTAGTAGTTCTTCTTGCAGTTTTAAATCCATTGGCATACAACTTACCAAACTGAATTATATTAGATGCAGTAAGAATAGGTATATTCATAAGCAAATCTGCATTACCCATCTTTAATCTGTCCTCACTCAGTTTGCCTAAAGCTGCATTATAAGACTCCTGTTCTTTCTTTATAGCATTCTGATATTCTATGTATGCAGGGTCTACCATTTGACCTTCTCTTGTGCTCACAAGGGTACCTTTAGTATCTTCATACCTATTCTGTATAGCTTGTATCCTATCTCTATAAGTATCATCAAGCTGTGCTTTATGGAGTTCAAACCAATCCTTACTATTGTTGAGTGCTTCAATTCTACCCTCATTTACTGCTGAGATAGTAGCACCTACAGCAGAATTAACTATTGCTGGAGCCTTTGAAGACTTAGCAATAGCACCAATAAGTTGAGGTAATTTAGTTGCTTTCAATCCAGCAGCAGTAACACCACCACTATAAAAAGCACCTACTGTGAAACCTAAGTTCTTGATAAACTTATCACCTAAGAAGTTAGCAGTGAAGATATTTTCATACCAAGGCTGTTCTTGTTCTGCCTTTGTGTAATAGTTAGGCAATGCCTGCTCAGACCACTCATTAACAGACTGCATAGCCTTAGAGAAATCATTATCCCAAATACCAGACCATCTATCTTCTTCTATAGCAGTCTTTCCTCCGAACAACAATCCTAAAGTACCATCAAGAAAAGTAGTACCTGCAAGTATAGCACCCTTAGCAAGACCTGCTCCTATCTGTGCATACCAAGGTTGATTCTCAGCTCTTATATCCCCTAACTCTTGAAACTGTGCCTCAGTTGTAGTAGGCTCATCAAACGTACTCTCACCCCAAGGTGTAGCAGTTCCCTCTAAGGATGATTGTACCATCTGCTCACCATGTGCCCTTGCATCATACAGTGAAGTAGGAGCAGTGCTTGCTCCTACATTCATACTGAATGACTGAAACTCAGGACTAAGGTTAGTATATGGCTTTTGATTTGCTTTCTGCAAATCTCTGAAAGTCATTGGACCACTCTTAGTAATATCTATATCTTTTACTTTAGTTTCTTTTGCCATATCTTAATATCCATAAGGATTAAACTCTTGTTCTTTTGTCTTATTCTGTACTCCTAATTGAGAGTGGAATAAGTAGGCTTGCTGTATAGAATTAGCATATTGTTGCTGAGCATAAGTAATTTCATCTGGAGTAGCTTGATGTACATTACCCCTTGCATCAGTATATTGACCTGTACTAACTACATGTTGCCATTGATTTGCAGCAGCCATTGCCTTATCCCTGTTCTGTTCATTAGTTGTGTTGATACCAGCAGGCATTCTGAATCTTCTTACATTACCCTTATCATCTTGTATCATTACAGTACTACCATAGGGACTGAACCTTGTAGCAGTTACTTTGTACTTATCACTCTTCAAGTCTTCCATAGTGATTTCCTCACCTGTATCCTTGAATTTCTTGGACTTGCTATCATAATCTACTTCTTTCAGACTTAATCCTCTGCCAGCAGTCATAATAGCATCCTTCATATCACCCTGCTGAGCACCTGCAATAGGATAGTCATACTCAGTAACCCTTGTAGCATCATACCTTGAAGTTCTTCCTGCTGAAGAATTAACATATTTGCTCCATACATTACCAAGACTTCCAGGTAGCCATTTGCCTCTAGTAACTTTATTTGCTCCTAAGTTATCCATAAACTGTCTGAATACAGTAGGAGTAAATTTCTTACTACTTTTCTGCATCTGTGTTTCTGCATTCATAAGTCTTGCAGTACCACTGTCAGAATATGCTACTCTTACTTTTGGGGTAGCATTCCTGTTATATTCTTGCCAGCCAGCCCAAGTCATCCTCATTTGACCATGATTATCTTTATAGAAGTACTTAGAGAAGTTCTTCATATTATCCTTATACTTCTTTTCATCCTTACTCAACTCTCTATTACTGTAGACATTCAGAGGATTGATAGCAAGATTATTCAGTTGGACTTGTTTTTGCTCTTCTGCCTTTCTTGCAGCAGCTCTTTTCTCTGCCCTAATCTGCATAGCCTCCTGCTCAGCCATCTTAGCCCTCCAATTATCAAGAGTCTGGTATTGAGTCTCACCAGCTGCACTCCATAAACCTTGCCTAGCATAGTCAATAGCCCTTGCAATAGTAGCTTGGTCTCCCCAGTTTCTAACACCACTTGAATTAATGGCATCTTCAACAATTCTTGTAAGTTGAGGAGCAGCATTGGGGTTATCCTGTATAGCCTGTAATACTGCTTGAGAACTAAAGCCTTTCTGCATCATAGTCTCATAGTATGAGTTGCCTAAGATGCTTCTCCATTTCCTTGGTTTCTCTTGCATTTCCTTAGCTAATGCAGATGCAGCACTTGCAGCCTGTGCAGTAATTAGTTTACCTGAATATGCTTCATAAGCTAATTGAGGATTCCTTATGTAGTCATCAAGGCTTGTAGTTGAAGCTCTTCTACTTAATAATAATGTTGGGTCTTGTAATAATGCTTGTTGCTGTTGCTCTGCTTGTTTCTGTCTTGCTGTATAAGCTTGTTCAATAGGAGTTATCTCCTTACTGTACCTTGCTCTCATATTGAGCATGTCCCTTCTACTTGCAGCATTAAGTCCCTCTCTTGCTAACTGACCTGCTTGCTCTTCAAGGTCATTTGCATAGGTCTTGTACATCTTGTAAGCATAAGGGTCAGTCTGTTCATTAGCCATTTCCCCCCATACACTTGCCTTAGTATCTAATTCACCTAAAGTATCTTCTACCTCTCTATATGCTTGTCCATATATCTGATAAGGCTGTATGTATCTTTCAAAAGAGAAAGGATTAAATTTGCTATTTACGACTAAACTAAAATTTGCCATGTTGTTTTCCTTTCTTAATAGTTAAGTACCCACCTTTACTGGGTTGCTTACCTTTAACTTTAGGAGTTTTATTCTCTAAACTTTTATTTATATAATCTTTATATTCTTTCCAAGTTTCATCACTCCATTCTTGAGGCTTCTCACTTAAAGTACCAAACACACCTGCTCTTATTAGTTTATCTCTATCCTCTCTATTGTAAGCATCAATACCTATATTACCAAGACTGTCAAACAAATTAGTAAGGTTAGCACTCATACTTGCACCTCTTCTTGCATCAACAGCATCTCTTACTGCCATAGCCTGTGCAACTCCACTTAGTCTTGAACTTCTTGACTCTAATGCAGCCTCTTGATTTGCCATTGCAGCCTTGAGTCCCATCTCAGCATTGGCTTGATTAGTACCTCTATTAAAGGTTTCAACAGCTTGTCTTTGTGCCAAGTTATACTCTTCAGCCTGTCTTGCAAGGTCTCCTACTATACCTTGAGCATTATAATCTGCTGCAAGTAAGGCTGCATTCCTTGAAGGACTTGTAGTATTTATAATAGCCCTTCTTGTAGCACCTGCTTGTGCATTGAGTTTATTTAGATAGAAGTTTCTATCAAAAGGTCTATATTGTAAGTAGTTGCCTATTGGAGTATAACCTATTGGAGTATAATTTCCTGCCTGATTAGCTGCTTCAAATATTGCATCTGCACTCGTATAGTCAGGTCTACTAAATAAGTTCTGACCTAATCCTATTGCAGCACCTACTACAGGAGCATATCTTAGGTCTGTAGCATCTAAATTGCTTAGCAATCTTGATACAGCACTCTTTTTCTTCTCAGGAGCCTTAATTGGGTTTTTATTATAATCATCCAAAGAGCTTCCTACATTATATCCTGCGCTCTTAGCAGCAGCCCTTGCCATATATTTAGGTTCTTCCACCCATTCACCTGATGGTGTTATTCCTGAACCAAAGTTCAATGGGTTAGCATCTGAGTCTTGATAACCAGTAAATACATACTTATTACTAATAGGGTCAAACATTGTACCTTCAGGAACACTTCCATCATCTATAATCAATAAATGATTAGGGTACTGACCAAGACCATCAAATAATGTACCCATTCTACCACCATGAGCATATTGTACTCCTTCTTGACCTTTTTGGGTCTGTTGTCTTACAGTCTCTTGGGCTTGTTGTAGTCTGGACATAGAACTTAGAAGTCCTCTCTTGCTTATTGGGTCATTAGGTCTTTCCTTTGATTCATCACCTAACTTCTCTGCTATTGCAGCAAAAGAATGTCCATCATAAGACTTAGGGAGATTAAAACTCTCCAATAGACCACCATCAGCAAATAACCTATTACTGAATACATAGTCATTGAATATAACCTCACCTTGCTCTACAAGATTTGGGTTTCCCTCAGCATCCATTCCCATAGGTACACCCTCCATTGGATTCTCCTCATGGGTTCCACCATTACCTACAATAATTTGACCATTACTAAAGTCAGCACCATTAGTATTTAACTCACCACCTAAAGCATGCTTCCATTTAGCAGCATTTCTTGCAAAATTAGCCTTCTTCACCATAGCAGGAGAGTAATCCTCTTTATTAGCTAGTACTTGTGAAGCAAATGATTGCACAGACTTTCCATGCTTTTTAGCTGCTGCTGTGAAAGTTCCTTTCTTAGAGGGTTTAATATGTATTTTACCTCCTTCAGCAAATGTGTTTAACTCTGGAGATTCAAATGAGTTAGGTAATGAAGTTAATCTACCTTTATTTGCAGCATTAAGAGCCTTAATACCTAAGTTCTCCTTAGCCAATTCATAGCCTATTGCTCCACTTCCATATCCTCCCCATATACCAAGAGGACCACCAAAGGCAGCAAAATTTGCCATAGCATTAAGGTCTGACTGAGTATCTGCTGCATCTGCTGCATTCTCATAAGAAGTCAAAGCCCTATTCCTTGCAATGTCTTGTTGCTTCTTCAATGCTTTATATTTTCTCTTAGCCTTATTGCTGAACCAACCATCTTTACCAATATCTGATTTAGAGAAATCTGCCCCAAAATCTTGATTAGCCCATTGACCTTCTATAGAATCAGCACTACTACTATCTACCATAACAGTATTCATAGCTTTGTTGCTTCCTTCAACTTCAGTAATTTTTTCTTTATTTAACTTGGAGCCAAACATCCTGTTTGTAAGACCTCCAATAACACCAGTACCAGCAGATATGATGCCTCCAAGTACAGGATTAACTGCACTTACTGCACCACCTATAGTACCACCGATGTTACTAATTGCACTACCTGCACCTGATTCAAGCCCTCCTCCAATAGCACCACCTGCAATATTACCTACTGCACTGCCTATACTACTTGCCAAGCCTCCCTTTAGCATTTTAGCAACATTGCCTCCACTAAAAGTACTCTTTAAGTCAAATGCACCTGTGCCATCCATAGCAGCCTTGAAATCACCACCCCAAGAATAGTAATGAGGGTTATATGTAAATGGTCTGCTAGACTTTCTTATAACTTTTCTTTTAGCCATATCATACTAATTTGTTTGCAAAGATAAACAAAGTATTTGAATTATACAAGGATATTATCCAAAAAGTAAAGGGAAGATAAGTAATTAACTTACCCTCCCTCTATTATTACTCAAAGTAATGCACAATCATATCATGTAATACAGTCTTGTTTACATTCTCTTTTTCCATAGACAGCTTAATATATAACCAAGGATTCCTCATCCTATCCCTACCTTTCTTATCAGAACCAATAGCACTGGCTCTTGGTATATTAGCTCTCCAGATTCTAAACTTCTTCTTTAGGTCAGAAGGTCTTCCTAAGATGTTGTTTAGAGTAGAAGTACCTTGTTGATATTCATTCCATGCAGTTAGAGTATCAAATGTTGTGTTAAGTAAATTACCATTCTTATCCCAACTATCTGACCTAAACTCAAGGTTATTAAATATCTTGTCTACAGGCATATCTGGATTGGCTATTACAGTAGTATAGAATGGTTGATACACTCCAAAGAACATATTGTAATCCCCTTCATTATGCAACCAAGGTTTATATAATGTGCCTGTACCTTCAACATTGATAGCAATTCCTCTGTCTTCAAGGTTAGTGAAGTAAGGCATTTTCTCATAACTATAGAATGAGCTGAACTGACCTAATGGCTCAGAGAATGCTAAACACTCATCTTTACTAATAAAGAATACATCACCATTAACCTTATCATAGTAGGTAACAAATCCATCAAAGTCTACTGGGTTCCATATATCTATACCATCAGAGGCTCTGTTAATCCAAGAGTGGAAGCCTAATCTATCTGATAGATTATCCAACTGACCATTGAATAAGAATATGCCTTTTGTAATGTCATCTATAAAGTAAATGCCATTAGATGTTTCACATATAGACCATTTATTAGTGCATCCTATTCTATCAGAGATATATCTCTTACCATTAACCTTTCCACTGTTTGCAATCTCAATAGGAACCCCATCAGTAGAAGAAATCTGCATATTCTCATTATACAGGATTTGGCTGATACCTCTATCTTGGAAAGCAAGTATATTGTTATTAAACCTTCTCAGTGCCCTTACATTTCCCTTATCCCCATCAAGGTCAAGAGTAGATGCAAGAGTAATGTTAGTCCAAGTGTCCACTAACTCTCCAGCAGTTTTAGTCTTAGTCCAAGTAATTGAATTGTGAAAGTTATCCAAGTTCAATTTGTTTGGATTAATTGTCCTGTAATTAAAGAAGTTATTAGGCTGAGAATATACATCATTCATTAAGTTAAAGTTCTCAGGAGTTATTGAGAAGTTGTTTGTCTGACCCCTATTCCTGTCATACCTACCATCAATATTTACCCTTGTTTCACACATGAATGAAACAATATCAGTTACTGCATTCTGGTCTTCAAGAGTAAATGGATAAGTCTTGATATGGTCATATCTTTGGAAATAGGTATCACCTTCCTCCCACCTGATAGTAACACTGCTCTTGACTCTATTATTAGTATCTACAAGAGAAATTGGGTCTCCACAAGGTAGCCATATGTTATTCTCAAAGGCTTCTTCTGTTTGACCACCAAACCTATTCTGTACATTGTCATTATACAATTCTCCTAGCCATAGCCATCCATGCTGAATACTTGATACAGTAGATATAGGGCCTCTTAGAGCACCAGTAATAATAGTATCTTGTGATACACTCTTGGCACTTCCTGACTTATCCCAATACATGTGCTTGCCACTTGGAGCACTTGAGTCCTGTGCATTTACAGGCCAAGTTTTATTTAAGTCACCATCCTTAATATTAGGTAATATTCTTTGAGCACCTGATGTAGTATAGTTCAAGGCTAGCACAGCATGAGGGGTAGACTTATACTTAATTCTAACAGGGTCAGTGCCTGTAATTTGGTCAGTAAATTTACTATCTACCTGTGTATAGCTACCACTAAACAGAGTATGTGCATTAGTCTCTGCACTTTGAACTCCAGTAGTCATAATAGGATAACCATCTTTTTTGCTACCAACTCTTGAAATAGTAAGAAGCTTATCTATGTTACCATAGTAGTTAATATCTGTGAGACCTGAGTTTTCTTGTGCAGGCAGCCTAATGAGTGAGACTTCATTAGAGTCAAATATTGCAACTCCAGATATGCCAGTTCTGATATTATTGCCCTTTATGTAAGCATTCCATATGTAAACTGAATCTAAGTAGATTGATTTGTATGAATACCTCATATTAGACATCTTCTTCTTGTCAAGCATAGCTGACCTATACCCATCAGTAGCAAACTTAGTGTTATTAAGTGAGCCATTTCTGTGCCAAGGATATACAACAAATCCTGTAGTAAGATGGTCAGTATTACCTGTACCTTTCTTGTATGCAGTTAATTCATCAAACCAGAATGCCCCAGAGATTAATCCTCTCCATCCAAAGTGAGAATCACCAAAATGTGTTCCAGACCCTTCATAGCTAAAATCATTTTCCACACCTATAGGCTCCTTATAGAATCCAGCAGGCAACTCTGAACTATCATAGAAGTTATTAACAGGAGTGGAAGTCTGAATATCAACATCTGAGACAAATGCAGTTAGAGGGACCATACCTACTATCCTTAACTTCAATCCTGATGTATCAATACTTCTTACTTCATTATCAAACTCTATGTCAGGAGAATGGAAGGTAAGTATTGATTGGTCAATGTAATAATTCTCTGCATTGTTAGATACCCAACTTGCAACATCTGAATCAGTTGCAGTATCCTCAACATAGGGGTCAGAAGGAGGGTCCCAAATACATTGGATTTCTGCATTTCTATTACTATTGCCTGGGATAGGCTTATTATGCCTAAACTCAGCCCAAGCCCCCTTATTAACTACATCAATATTGTATTGTGTTCCCTCTGAAGTAACTATAGTTCTATCATTGGACATAATACCTGCCCTTGAATATGCAGATGGATTTCCTAAGAATTGTCCTAATTTTACCCAGTCTCCACTCCAAGCACCCTTATCACTTTGATGATAATGGAAGGCTTTATATTCATCAAATGGTGCATTAGGTCTCGTAAACCAAGATGATTGTGCAAATGGTGAATTGCCATACCTGTCAGATACATTATATACAGTAGGGCACAATATACCTTGACATATTGCTTCCCTGTCATTAATAGTTGGATATACTACTACAGGTCTTATTCTAATGTACCCTTGATTTAGTAATCTGCTTATTATATTGGAATCATTAAAAGTAAACTCTGCTACAGGCAACCCAATATTACTACTATCATAGAAAGTAGTATCTATATGAATGGTATTTCTAACATCATTTATCCATATAGGCTCTGACCACTTTCCTGTATAGTGTTGCATCTGAATACCAAATCTATAATATTCAAGATATTTGAATGTTTTGAATTGATATGAATTAGACTTTAATTGATTAGTGTAGGGATAGTAGCCCTTGGCTTCTGGAGAACTTATACTTTTATTATAGATAGAGAAGGTGATGCTCTTGCCTTTGAAGTAGCTTCTGATAGTAGAGTCGAGAGTTTTTCTCTTTGTCTTAATGTCTCCAAGGAACAGAGTATTATCCTTTTGAGCCATTGTGCCAAATACTACTTCTTCACCTCCTATATACAATAACTCAGTAGGGTCTACTGAATCTCCTGATAAGCCATTGTCAGTGTAAGTAACTTTGGCCATACTGAAAGTACCAGTCATATTACCATTATTAGCCAATTGCATACTTGCTTTACCATTGATAATAGTAATAGTGAATGATGTGCCTGTATCCCAAGTCAGATAGTCACCTCCAAAGTTTATACTATAATATTTATTAGTATCAAATGTCCAAGACTTATAGTTTGACCCTGACTGAGAAGGCTCATATTGGTCAAGTGTCTTTTCAGCACCACTACCTATTCTATACATAGTCATCTTATTAGCTGGGAGATTAATCTCATAACTACTGAGCTTATAATTTGACCTTCCTGTAGGAGGAGCTAAATCTACAACTCTCTTAACATCTGGAGTTGCATTTATGCTTGTTCTATGTATTGAATATATTCTGATGTAGTCAAATCTCTTATCTACATTAGTCACCTCTATATTGAAACTGTTACTTACTCTATCTTCAGGACTTGCACCTCTGTTATTATATGAAATGTAGTAAAGTGGAGAAGTATAGAATATGTTACTTTCTTGGCCATACTTATCAAAGTATGTGAAGGCATATTGTATTACTCCAGGAGCAAAACTACCATTGGCTACAATATTTCTTTCAATAGTCACTTTCTCATTAAGATTAAGTGTTCTTACAAAGTTGAATGAATCAGTATTCCACTTGCTTACTACATCAGATGCAGCAGCTATGTTAATTACTCTTGGTTGGTTCAAACCATCAGTCCAATATACCTTTCTAATATCAGTATTCTCATAGAATGAGATAGTTTCTATAGGATGCTTATAATTAAATCCTAAGTCTCCTCTGAATAATCTCTCCCCAGTTAAAACTTTATTATTAAACCATAATTTATAAATTCTATCCTCAAATGGATAATCTATATCAATAGTTAATTCATTTGCTGCAATATTATCAATTTCTAGTTCTTCTCCTTTTATATTAGTATATAGAGAGTCTTTATCATTACCAGCAGTAAATATAACAAGTTCATCATTAACTAAAGCCTGTCCAATAGGAATACCTTTGATGTAGTCCCCTACCCCTGCTATACTTGACTTCTTATTACCTTTCTCATTTATCAAACTAAGCAGAGTACTCTCATCAGTTGGCATTACTCTAACATTCTTATTTTCATAAGAATATCCAGAGTTAAATGCAGAAGCTGATAAGTCCCTCTGCATTCCCTTTGTTTTGAAAATAACTTGTTTCTGCATAGTTATTGTAGTTTAATGTATTCTTTATTACCAAGAGATGAGAACCCATTATTAAACTCACTTGTTCTTTGTACAAGTGTATTCCACATTCTTGATATACTTTCCATTTCAGATTGTGAAGGGATAGTAAATTCACTCTGTAATTGACCAGCCAGCCAAGCATACTGTTGCTGAGTATTCTGTAGTACAACAGGTGCAATCTTGCCCATATCAAACAGAATGGTAAATGCCTCCTTCTTTATATATGCCTCAAGTGCTTTCAGAAATACAGGGTTATCAATAAGTAGTGGAAATCCATCCTTATCTACTGGAATTGCCTTATAAGATACTGATACATCTCCTGTCTTGAAGGATACATATAGTACTTGTCCTTGTGTTTTGAAAGATAACTCTTGTGGTATCTTGTAGCCAGCACTCCTATCATAATGCTCTCTTGGCATGAAATTATCTGTCATGCTCCTAAGGCATACACCAGTTTTACACTCCTTAATCTGGTTGATAGATATTAAATCACAAGGAAGCTTGGCTCTAAAGTCTTCTATATGAAGGGCCTCTTCCTTATCTTGATATAACTTTGGCATACCAAATATACCAATAAAATCAATAGTATATTGCACAGCTTGTTCCAAAGTCATATCTTGAAGAAGAGGGTGCCTTAGTACCCTACTTAGAGCTTCTCTTATGTTTATGTAGTTATATTCTTTTACCATAATTATATCTTGAAAGCATCTAATTTTCCTTCTTTTATTCTTTGTTTTAATCTCTTCTTCAGTTCTCTATTGACATTAAATTCATAGAAGACCTGATTATTGTAGTCTGCTAATTGCTTATTATAGTAGACTTTAAAAATTTCTTTTTCCTCCACTTTAACAAGTGTTTTTTCCTTATAGGCTTCCTCATCTTCATACCATAATTTAAGAGTTTTATCCCAGTCTATAGGTAGGTTAGTCTTGACCTTTTCTCCATCAAGATTAATTCTTACATCATATTTCCTTAGCTCTATTCTACCCATTCTATGTGGCAACTTAATATCATTACCACGAAGGAAACTATCAGCTAAGTAGTCATTGACTTTCCTTATAATACTATAAAACTCATGTTCTGTAAGGCATCTTCCTATATTGAGCCATCTATTCTTTCTTATCCACTTATAGGCATCATATACACCATAGGAACCTCTAACCTTGTGAACCCTTGGTTCATTTACCTTTTTAATGGAGTTTAGGAAATCAGCCAACTCTTTATTTCTCTCTTCTTGACAAGATTCCATAACTCACTATTTAGATGCTACTTCTGATAACTCATCCTTTGCATCATTGGATTCATCTTTAGGTCTGTACTCAGCACCTAATAATTCCTTGACTACAAGTTCAATCAGGGGAGGTACTAATGCAGACTCTATAGGAAACTCTCTATCTAATACATCACATACTGTATCACCATTCTCATTAGGACACTGCAATTCTGATGCAGCCTGTGGGTCTTCAAATATACCTGTCATTCTTGCCTTTTCAAGATACAAGTACTGTGGATTGAAAGACTTAAAGTATAGGTAATTATCTGGACCAATAGAAGCATAGATAATATTCTTCAGATACTTATTATATCCCACATATCTCATCCTTTCCCTACTTACATAAGTAATCTCCCCTTGATAATAATCAACTGGATATACCTTGGGATTGCCTATCTTCATTAGGAAAGGTATCTTCTCCTTACTTCTTAGATAAGAACCACCTTCACAAGGTTCACCTGATATAGCAGGTACCTCAATTAAATCCAAGCATATAGTCTGATAGTTACTCTCAGGTATCTGCTTCTTTACATCTGAATATCTCTGTTTCAGTAAGAATGTCCTATACTTGCCAAGTAGAAACATAACATGCTCCTCTGTATATAGGGCATCATCTGAGTACAGTTTCAATTCATCAAGTACCATGTAGGTTAATTCTTTATATGTACTCATAATTTTATTTATTAGCTATAACTAAAAATCCCTGCAAATATAAGCATAATTTCTTATATCTGCAAGGACTTTACTATTTTTATGTCAGAAGTATTAATGTAATAATTATACTGACTTGCCTGTACAAGAGATTGAAGTGTTTGCTATATACTCTGGGTAAGGTATTAAGCAAGTAGAACCATATAGACAGTATAGGGCACTATCTAAAATTCTATACTCTTCTTCTGTTATAAAGGACTTACAATCACTCTCAAGCAAATCATATATGAATATTAGCACCAATAGCTTATCTACTTCTGAATAACTCATATATCCTAACTTTGATAAGACATTGAAATATCTTGTAAGTGATTCATTAAGTACCTTGTCCATAGCATCCACAATTAGGGGTTATCACTGAGTCTTTAATTCCCATAAAGAATTTTTTCCAATACTTTATTGCCTTAGTATAATGACCTGTCTTTATAGCAAGTTCAAATACCTTATATTGAAGTATATAGTTGATGAAGTTCTTAGGGATAGAACAAGTATCACTCAATTCTTTAATGTAACTAAAGGCATGTTGGTACAGAGGATAAAGGTTAGATACAACTCCCAATGTAGTAATATTATCCATCCCACAAGGAGTATCTGAAGCAGGAGTGCCCTTTGTTTTTACATAAACAAATAACAAATTATCCTTAAAAATCAGTGTAGAATCATTCTTGTTTATCTCTATCCTATAAGACTTTATAGGAGTAGTAACAGCTACTAGTTTTCCTTTTTCATACTTGTGTACACCTACAGTTAGTTCATTTGCAGTATAAGGAATACCATTAATAATATATTGTATATCATTTGTAGGAGCTGGTAGTGCGCCAAAAGTATATAGGAATCCTTCCTTTAAAGTGCCTCTAAATATGTAAGTAAAAGGAGTTCTTTTTTCAAATAACTTAGGGTCTACATCATTCTTAACAGGAAATTCAACTGCTTTATTTGAAGGTCCTTCTGCTGTAAAAGTATCTTGAGTATCTATAAGTATAGTTTTTAGACCTACATTTGTATAGTATCTCAAATCCTTGATTGCTACATCTATAATTAGAGTATTACCATCAGGAGTTATTCTTAATTCATTAAATGTTACCATAGTCATTCCCTTAAACAAATAAAGGGAGACTTAATAGCCTCCCTTTTAATTCTTTTTTTTTTAAACTGCTGAAGCATCAAGAGCAGCTATAGTCAAACCTGTAGCAGTATTGATAGCAGTGATTATATCATTAGTAAGTTTATTACTTACATTATTCTTAGCACCTATCTTTGGCACTACAAGAGTGATTGTCTTTTCAGACTTCTGAACTGACTCATTGCTACCTACATAAGCATAGTGTATATCAATCACATTATACTTAACAGCTGGGTCTACAAGATAAGTAGTAGGAATATTGTTAGGATAACCAATACCTCTATACATGTCACCTCTCTCACCCATGCAGAAGTACTCAAGGTCTGCAATCTTCTTGCCATTAGCAATGGTGCCAGCAGGGTCAGTCTCTTCTACCTTACCCCAAATTCTTTCATCACCATTTACAGTAACTGGGACAGGCTGTACTTCAAAATATACAGGAGTTTGCTCCATGATACCAAGTCTCCAAGGCTGTTCAACCTCATCAATAACAAGTGCCTTATAAGTTCCAGTTAAAGAGCTTTCCTTTGTAGTAGCATCAACAGGAACTGCCTCATTACCTGAATCTGTCAAGATAAATTTAACAAGAGGAACTATCTCTCTACTAAAGTTCTTAGCCAGTGATAGAGCTAGCTTCTTATAAAAGTCTGAAGCTGTCATACCTGCATAAGCATGTACCATGCCATACTTGAAGTACTGGTCTTCATCAGACATACCTACATATTGCTTGAATACAATTCTTAGGATATAATCCTGTCCAGCTACAGGAGCACCTGCATTTACTTCACCATCAAGAGTTACTGTAACTGCCCTCAACTCATGTGCCATATTATCAGCATCAGTAGCCTTAGCATAAAGAATATTCTTGGTGTCAATTAGGTCACTTCTCATCAAGTTGTCAGCACCCTTGTACTCAAAATATAGATGATTCTTCGCAGTGTCATTCTTTACTGCAATAGAGCCAGCAGCATCTGCTGCAAGTACACGAGGACTCTTTAGTTCCTTTGCTACATAAAGCTGTCTTACTTGATTTGTACTAAATGTTGCCATTTTTAATTTAATATTAAATTATACAATAGTTTTATTCTTTTCCTGTATTTGGAACCCTACTCATGATGGCAAGTTTTACTGCTCTCTCAAGTATAGCTCTATGTACTACAGGGTTCAATTCACATTCTGTTTTCACACTTATGCCATTAATTGACAGGTTATCTGTCAAATCAGTTAATATAATTGGAGCAGGTCTTGAAAGGTATCTGACAAGATACCTCTCCACATTATACTTTGATACTATCTCTACTACCTTACCACTCAAATCAAGCCTTAAAGCTCTTCTTTCATTAGTACCTCTGAAAGGATTTTTTCTTATCCTATGGTACTCATCTTGAGTAATTGGTATTACAGAGATGTCTTCACCACTCATACATCCTAATCCATCATCTTTCAAATTAACTGATTCATAGGTTATGAACCATAAGTCATCAGGTAATTCAAAGAATACTGAGGATTTGGACAGTCCTGTATATCCTACTTTCTTGTCAGTAGTTGTGTAAGTCTTTATTAGGTCACTCAAGTATCTTCTGATTTCCTCAGTCCTCTCAAATGAGTCTCCAAATGGATTCTTACCATTATACATACCCATTACTATCTCTTCTTGAGCATTAGTGAGAAATACAGATTTCTCATATTCATCAAGCTCAATAGTGTTGGGTGTCTTTCCAAATGCCTCTATGGTAGAATAGCTATTCAGTAAGGTATCAAACTCATTAGAAAATTCTTCAGTTGTCATTATTCAGTTCTTTGACCAAGTTCTACACTACTCTTCAAGTCTCCTGTATAAGCAGACTTTGCAAGTTCTACTGCTCTCTGAAGAATCTCTGGATGAAGAATAGGGTCTAATTCACATTCTGTGATATTATTTAATCCTCCAATAGATATATTAGAATATTCATCAGCCAGATTTGCAAGTATAATAGGCTTTGGTCTTCTTACATACCTAATCTTGTAATCAGTCAAAGTGCTATTATATTTAATAACTACCTCAGAAATATAATCTACTCCTCCAGTAGATTGAAATAATCTCCAACCTTGATTCTTTAAAGGTTGTTTCCAAGGTTTAGACATGAGTCTTGCATACTCTTCATAATTTATAGGAACTATACTAATCAGCCTCTTAACCTCACCTACAGTATTAATGCCTGTCTCATTCAACACAAGTAGAATATCTGATGGCATTCTATAAAGCTGACTTCTATCATCAAACTTAACATAGTCATCTGTAGGAGTATATGGTGATGGTTTAGCTACAGTTATTAAGGTAGAGAAATCTATCTGTCTCTTAGCATTCTCATCAAATCCCTGTCCATACTTATTACCCTTAGGATTGAAGTAATTCTTCAATATCTCCAATTGAGCCTTAGTTAGAAAGACAGACTTCTCATACTCATCAAGACCTGGAGCCTGATTGCTCATTATATTGTTATACAGAACATCAAATTCATTAGAAAATTCCTGTGTTGTCATACTTTTTCTACTTCAGCTTAGCTTCCAAAGCAAACTTAACTTCTTGATGCTTAGGAGAGTTTAAGTATTTAGCTGCTACATTCAATGTAGGCTCTTCATTAGCCTCACAAAGTGGAGTATTATCCTTTCTTAAGTATAGGTAATTACCCCTATTAGAAATCAGACCTGCCTCTATAGCTCTCTTGATAAGAACCTTTGTAGAAAGCATTGGGTCAGTAATAACCTTCAAGAATATTTTGCTATCAGCCTGTATCAAGTCATTAGCCTTAGTCTGCAAGAACTCAAGTTTAGCAGTCTGTGATGTAGGTCTACCATCAATGGTCTCAACAATAACTCTTAATGTATCAACATCATTCTCAATCTTACCAAACTCTTTATAGCACATCATTGTAGTGCTCATATTGTTCTTAGCAACCTTAGTCTCCTCACCCTCAGAAATGATAACAAATTGGTAAGTAGCCTTGGGAGTATCTTGCAATGCCTGCAATGAAGGGGCAATATAATCCTTGTTAGCTAACAGTATCTTATATCTGATGTAATCCTCTGGGTCAGATAGATTAAAGTAATTATCCTGTTTTGTTAATCTTACTTTATTAATACCATTCTCATTAGAATCATCCCAGAAGTTATCTACCTTCTTGTAGATACTTAGTGCATTATACTCAAGCCCCATTATTTCCTCAAGAAATGCCTTTTCCTTGTCTGTAAGGACATTAACAAACATACCTGAAGATAATCTTGGTACTACAAATGTTCTAACTGCACCCTCTGCCATACCTCCCGACAATACATGTTTAGGGTTATTGCCCCACATACCTGTCAGCTTAGGCACATGTCTTACAATGATTTTCTCATCTTTCAGACAACTAACTAAGGCATCATCAGATACCTCTACTTTCTTTTGTGTTTTCTTAGGGCTTTTTACAGTAGCCTCTTCTCTTGGTACTTCCTGAAGTGGAGTCTCTGTATTGTCTATATCAAAGTCAGGCACAGTATAATCCACCTTCTCTTCCATTTTCTTTTCTGCCATATCTTCTCCTTAATTATATTAAATAAAATAAGGAAAGCAGGAGTTTATCCTACTTTCCTTTTTTATCATTAACCCTGTAGGATTGCAGGGATTAGTGACATAGTTCTTGTTGGGTCAAGAACACAGATGCCAAGAGTAGCCATTCTGTGAATTACAGCAGAGTCCTCATCAAATGACATATAAGGATTACCCTTTTGACCTGTGAATGGGTTTCTCAATCCCCACTGATAACCTCTGTACTCATTGTCACCCTTAATCTTACACTTAAAGATATTAGGTTGGTCCATAGTACCAATGTACATAATATCATATCTGTAAGAGAAGGCAACACCTCCATTTGGGTGGAGTATCTTGTTTCTTACTGGGTCATCATAGAATGGGTCTACATCAATCTTAACTCTAACACCATTAGGAGCCTTATACTCAACAAATTGGAAACCAGCACTCAATGAGTTTTGGTGCAACTTAGATTGAGTCTTTTGAATAACACCAATAGAGCTGTTGTCAAGAACAAACTGTGTCCAACCTGATACTGTCTTTAGTACTTCCTTATGGAATTGGATAGCACCTCTCTCACCAGTCTTAATCAAGAAGTATCTGTCTCCAAAGTCTAACTTAGAAGCAGAAAGCTCATATAGAGCATCTTCAAGAAGCTTCAAGCTAAATGTGTTGTAATACATAGTATTAGCAACTTCCATCTGCTCAAATAGACCAGCACCTGTCTTAATAACATTGCCAGACTTACCAAAGTTCATGTACTCACCATTGGCATTTCTGTTGCTTCTACCAAATGCAAGTGCATTGTTCTTGTACTCAGAGAATTGCTGTTCTACTTCCCAATCTACATTGTGCATCCACATTGTAGCAACTGACTTAGTATATCTACCCTCAGTTTCCTTAACAATAGGAATACCTACAGCCAGCTTCTTGTTCAACATAGAACCTGGAACCTTGTGTTGGATTCTTACTACAGACCACTCATTTCTCATAGAAACAGGGCTTGTAAATCTTACATCACCAACCTTTCTTGAAAGTTCCTTCTCAACAAATGCAGCTTCAACTGAGAATCTCTCACCTGCAAGCAATCTTTCAGCAGGAACACCTGCTGTGTTGCCACCTGCAAGCTCTACCTTATACACTGCATTAGTACCCTCCATTCTTGGGTCTCCAAGTATTCTGAACTGATAGATTTCATTCAGATTACCTACAATGTACTCACCATCAGCAAACCAATCCTCAGGGAATACTAAATAGAAAGGAGCAGTGCCTACTCCAACCATACCACTGGCATCTGTAACAACAGTACCATTTTCATCTCTTGCCTCTACAAGAGGAATGTTTCTTCTTGAAGAACCAATAACATCCCAGTAGTATTCATTATCATCCTCAAACTCTCTTGTTGGGAATTGATTTAGGAATGTGTCAAGTGTCTTTCCTCTGTAATAAGCCAACAGTTGCACCATTAGGTTCGTAGCCTTCTGTGGAGCTAACTGAAAGATAGAACCAAGGTGATTTTCCTTAGTAAGACCCTTCCAGTGTTGGAAGCCTACCATTTGAAACTTACCTAATTTTCCAGCCATTTTTACTTAAATTTATCAGTTATTTTACTCTATATTATGGGCTTAGACATCAAGGTTCCACCCTTTACCAATAAAGGATTCAGGGTCCTCATCAACTCCACTGACAAACTTTAGATTACCATCTGAGGTTCTTGCTGTGTTGTTGAGAGTATGTTCCAGCTCTCTAAGACCTTTCTTTACTTCTTTCTTTACTTTACCTTTCACCAAACCATCAAGGTTCTTAAAGCCATCAGTTAGTGTGAAAAGTAGCCCAATGTTCTTTAGGAAGTCTGTCCTGTTCTCCATCTCATACTTTTGGATAGCAGTAAAGTACTCTCCTGTCTCTGGGTCTTTATACACAGGCTTAGCTATATTATCATAAATCTTCTGTCTTGTAGATTTATCTACTGATAAATCCCCAAACACTTCCTTGTCATTAAGGATTGATGATTTAAGCTTTTCAGCCTGTTCTTTTCTTTCCTTCTCTTCCTGTTCTGCTTCTGACTTAGCCTCATTGACAAGCTCATCATACTTATCTTTGAAGAAGCCAATATTACTTTCCAAAGCCTCTTTTGCATCATCAATATCAGTACCAGCATTGAAAGACTTCTGTACTTCTCTTGCAGCTCTTTCCTTACTATAACCTCTATTGATAAAGTCTTGATAAATTAGGTCTTTTCTAAGTTTCTCTCCCTTATCACCTTCATCAGAGACATCTTCTTCCTTAATAGAACCAAGGAAGTTTATAGTATTCTCATACTTTCTAATCTCTGTAGATTCAACTCCAGCATTCAAGGCTTCATCAATTCTTTTCTGCCTCTCATCAAGACCTGCCTTTATCTGTTGGTCAATCAAATCTCTAAAGTCTTCAGGGTCTTTAACCTTAGATAAACCTTCATCATCAAGGTTTGGGAAGATACCTTCCTCTTTCAAGGCTTTGGCAATGGAAGAGTAGAAGTTTTTGGGAGAAGTGCCATCCCCTTTAGGAGTGGTATCTTCCTTTTCCTCTGTATTTTCTTTTCCACTACCTACGCTCTCTGGTGCTTCAGTAAACAAGTTATCTACATCAACAACCTCAGTAGTTTCTTCTTTTTTGTCATCACTTGACTCCTCCTCTTTCTTAGGAGGTTCCCCATTTGCAGGTGGGTCCTGTGTATTCTCATCTTCTACAAACAGATTCTCAATTTCCTCTGCTCCTAAGATGTTATCTAAGCTAAGTTCTTCTTCCATACTCTTCTACCTTTTTGTTCTTAAACAGTGCAAAGGTAAATAAAGTTTTGCATACCTACAATATAATAAATAAAATACTTTGTTTATTTAAATAAAATACTTGTAGTATAGGCAAAAAGAAAGGGTAAGATTATCTCTTACCCTTATCTTATTAGTATTCTCCAAGATATTCTACTACCTTGTTTTCAGCTTTGCAATCTACATCCTTAAACCAGAATACAATAGCAGATTCAACTATTTTCTGTTCTATACCATTAATGTTTGAGCCTCCCATACCTGAACCAGCAAGACCCAATAGACCACTACTTCTTCTATTACCAAATAGTGCCCAAGCACCAAGTGCAGTACCTATAATACCAAGAGTAAGACCTGCATTAGCCTTACCATTGACATCTCTTCTACCATCACCATAGTAGCCATCAGTAGGAACTTCCTTTACCTTTTCTACTTGCTTCTCAATTATTTCCATAGTAGCAATTTTTGAAATTAGTTATTGTTTTATCTCTCTTCTGTAAGCTTACTGGAAACAAAGATAAGTAATATTTCTCAAGATGCCTATCAATGCTAATAGGCATAAAAATACCCCCTTAAAGCCTTGACTCTAAGGGGGTTATAAAACAAAAGAGTTAGCATTATGTTGCTAACTCTTTATTAATCTATCATGTTTATAGAAAACATCTGTTATCTTGTCATATATGTAGGTTATAAGGTAAGCATCCACCTCATCATTATCCTCTTGAGGAGTATAGCCTATATATCTCCATATAGAGTTCTTTATATGCTCAGCTTCATGGATAATACTGCTTCCTCTCTTAGAATTGATAGCCACAAGAGATGCTCCATATTGATTTATGGTTATAGCCTTGGCCTCCTCCTCATATTCTTCCTTTGGAAGAAACCTCTCTAACTCCTCCCATTTATCAAATATGACTACAGTAAGTTTGTAGTTAAATATAGGTATTATCATTCTCTTTTGTGTTATCATATCCTCTCCTCCTAATTACATTATACAGTTCTATTAGATTAGTTACTAAGCAAGAGAGTGTTTCTTGCTGCGCAAGAGAGTGTCATCTCTACACTTCTTGACAAACTCATCTAACTCTTTCTTAGACCAACTTAATTCTTTGAAACCTATCTCATGCTTACCTCTTGGTAATTTTCCTTCTCTAACATAGTTGTCAAAAGTTGCTCTACTGACATTCAAATATTCACAGGCTGCATACTTGCTTAATCTCTTCTCCTTATCAGTAAACCTCTTCAAACTATCCACTATTTCTATAGCTTCTCCCTCAGATATATTTGAATTACCTGCATCAATATCATCTACTATCTTTAACAGTAGGCTTCTTATAACTTTTAACATATAAATAAAGTATTATGAATAATGAAATGCCTGCTATTATTAATTGGATGCCTAAATACCAAATATCACTAACAGGTATTCCTATATACAAATCTATTATATTTAGTATCCAAGTTATAGTAGTATAATGTATAAACATCCTGTGATACTCACAAAACTTAATACATAAGATGTGACATACAAGAGTAATAATGTTATAAAAGATACACTACCAATATAACTTAGTATTACTACATCAATACCAAAGTAAGATAGAGTTGTATTCAATAAACTAAGTAATGCGTAAATCATAGGTATTACTTTTACTAAACACAACTCTATCTTGTATAATAACTTGTTCATCACTTTTTCATTTTGCCACCACAAGCATATCTTCTCTTAGTCTTAGTGACACCAGCTTTAGCTGTCATAGGCTTTGCTCTACCTGTTCTTCTTGCCATGATTATAAAATTTTAATTGTTATTTTTTCACCTTCATCATGCTTGTCTTTAAGGAGCTTGTATAGCTCTTTAAATGTCTCTCTGCTATTTATTACCTGACCCTTAACTTTATTGACACCTACTAATAGGCATCCTGCTGAATCTTTTTCAGTATTACCAGCATGAATAAGTACACCTTCAAATCCCTTTACATTAAGTAGTCTTGGTACTTTACCATTACACACTTGCTTATAGAAACTATTAGTGCAGTACTTAGGAGAAATAACATCTAAGATAATCTCATAAGTACCTCTTGGTATAGCTGTAATTGAGGGCTTCTTCAACTCCCTAATCTTAGCTATACTCATAGAGCTGTCAAGATTTCTATCTTTGTCCTCAAGCACATTACAGAACCACTTTCCATCAATAGTAAGATTACTTATGGTGTAGTTCTGCTTCTTCCATTTTCTGTCCACTACTAATTCCATGCTCATTAAAAAGATTTAAGTTTTTTTTCCTTAACTGGCAGGTAAGGTCAGTACATATGGAACTCATAAGGTTAAACAACTGTTTCCTAAGTTCTCCCACCTCCTGCTCTAACTCTGTATTTCTTTTTAGTACCTCTTCCAATCTCTCTCTATTATCAGTGGAGAGCTTCTCATAAAAATCCAATGATTCTTTCATGTTATTTATGAGGTTACTGTCAACTTCACTATTGTACTTCTTTCTTGCAAAAAACCATGATGTCCAACCACTGACTATTGTGGTAACAAGCCCTATACCTCCAGTAATTAATATTCCAAAATCAACCATATTATTCTATAATCTCTACAAATTTATTATTAACTTCTTTTATGTAGGGATTCTTCTCCTTTATATGTACTTCCATTACCCAATGCTTTCTTTGAAACCACCTAAACAAAAAGAATTTCTTAGGTGGATTTACTGTTTCTTTTTTCTTATTTACTATAATATATTTCTCACTAGTAAATGTAGGTTCAGTATATATAAGGTTAGGATATTTTAATCCCAACCTTATATTATACCATTTATCTCCTATAATTGTATCTAATGCTAAACTTTTATCTCTAAATATTGTATCAGTAAAAAGTACTGTATCTTTCTTAGTAGATACTGATAGAAGATACTGTAGTTGCTTTAAATTCTTATCCTTTATCTTTAACTCCTTTTTGACATCATTCATCTTTTGTAAGATAGAGTCATTGTAGTAGTTAAGCTGTTCTACAGTAAACTTGAATGCTCTGTTCTCATCCTTTAAGGATGAGTTCTCTGCTATAAATGCTTTTTGGTTATTTCTTAATGTACATATTTCTTTTTTTAAATTCTGTCGTCCATCCCATATATATATACCTATACCCAACAAACTTACTATAAAAAGAACTTTAAATAAATTTAATTTCATTACAAATATTTATCTAAAATCTAAATAAAGAAAGATTAATAAAAGCACGGTGATGGTCATATACACCACCGTGCTTATTATATTCCTATATCTTGTCTCATCTATGATTCCCAAATTCTGATTTATTTACACCTTGTTTTATGAAGTCAGTGATTTAGAGTTTTTTCATAGTGCAAGTACCATTAGAACAATTAGCGATATAAATTTGGTTCTTAATTTTATATATTTGATTATTAAAAGGAAAAACTCCATCATCAGTTTCTATACCATACCTACTGGAAGGAGCTATATTTTTAGAAACATTAGCATTCCAATGAGAATACCAAACTGAATTTTTCATAGCCAAAAATTTTCCTCTATTAGTAAAAAATCCCATAACAACTGGATTATCTAGTACTGTAGTACTATCTACCTCTACACTCAAATCAAGAACTCCCATTCCTCCATCAACATGTATAGCTGCATTTGAAATAACAGTTCTAAATTCATTTAAAATATCACTAACTGCTTTCTGTGACATCACTTTATCAGTTGCACTGCCTGTTTCTTGAGCAACATTAGCCTTATCAAACTTCTTAGTCACTTCTGTCTGTAATGACCCAATATTATTTTTATCCTCAGGACTCATTAAACCCGCAGCTTCTTTTGTTGCAGGTTTAAGTATAGTATCCAATCTAACATTATTCTCATCATATATAGCTTTAGTAGAAGTAACAGGATATACATCAGTACTTTGAGTTCCTCCTACTAATTCATTTTCTAAGATTTTCTTTATTTTTCCCATATTTTCTAACTGTTTCTCTAATTCTATGAGCACAGGCTTTTTAATCTTTTTATGCTATTTTTAATATAATTGTTTTAGCTACTATTTGTACTAGTGGATAACTTAATATCTTTTTATTCTTTAATAGAACCTACTTAATCTATTATATAACATTTAACAAAACCAATGTCTGAATCTCTCTCTAAAGAGCTATATGCACTTAACATATAAGCCAAACCACATTTTGAATTTTCACTAGCAGAACCACCAACTATAGTCGCAGATAGATTATCATGTGGTTGTGCCCTGTCACTATCAAATCTATAAGAGTTTAAATAATTAGGATTCTTGGAAGTTTTATCTATTATTAAATCTGCGGTTTTACCTACTTTTATATTCTTAGCCCAACCATCTTCTGCATATTTATAACATATGGAATGTTCTTTATCGTATTTGTTGCTGCTAAAATTATTAGGATTATCTGTAAAATAAAAACATCTTTCGTCATCATATATAGAGGATATTAAATTTTCAAGTAATATATAAATATCTCCATACCAAAATGTATTAAATCCTCTATAACAAGGTACATTTAATTGTAGTTGAGTAAATGTGTATGTAATTGCAGGAGAACTTAAAATAGTAATTTTTATATTACAACTTTTTTGTACTAAGCCAAATATAATATTTCTGTTATCATAATTACTACCCCAATTAACGTCATATTCTCCATCTGTTGTGATAGTTAAGTTACCTTGTTGTCTTTTAAATACAACAGTTTGACCTCCTGTAAGACCCTCTATTTTATACTTATGTGTACCACCTACTTTAGTTGGTGTTGAATATATCATCCAATCATTATAAATTCTTGGAATAGATGTAATATTTACTATGTTACTATTAGTACTATCAATAGTAGCTGTAATTCTATACATAGTCCAACTACCCCAAGTAGAATTATCTTCTGATTTTACGGAGAAAGAATGTGATGGATTTGTTATAATACCAGTATTATTACCTATACTTAAAGTATAATCTACAGGAACATTTGGTAATCTATAATTATATTCTCTCCAATTATTTATAGTAATTAATCCATTACCTAAACCACCTTGATGGTATCCTTCATCAGTTAAATTACTATTAAAAGCCTTCTTTACATCAAAGTCAGCATACTCTATGAAGTAGCACCATACTATGGCATTCCATATCTGATAATATAATACTTGACTGCCTTCTATCTTTTGAGTATATGTTCTCATGTTATCAAGTGACATATCTGTAGCAGCTTTACCTAACATTGTTATAAAGTTATTATCACCAAGATAATGGTCGAAATCGCTTTCACTATTCTTACCATTTCCACCACCTCTAAGATTAGGTTGATAGTTAATAACACTGACTGATGTATTATTAGATAAAGTATTTAACCAACCCCATTTATCATCATTCATAGCTATGCTTAACACAGGACATCTACTTATACCAATAAGATGTGCTTTAACTTCTCTAGCATAGTCAACACATTTCTTTTCAGATTGCCATACTTCATTATTAGTACCATCATTATCTACAGACCATATATAGAATTTAGGAGTATATACACTTACTTCACCATCATAGCCATTTAAAGAGCTGCCTAACTCTATAAATACTCCATTAGTATAGACATCTTCATTCTGTAATGCCTGTATTGTTGCATTTACTTTAGTACTGTCTTCAAATGCTAAATAGGCTATTTTTTTAGCTGTATCTACATATTCAACTCTTGCTACGTTAGTTTGCTCTACACCCTCAGTATCAGTATATATTATTTTAATCCACATGTAAAGATATTTATATGTAGTATTAAATAATGTTACTTCTTCTGACTGTTGTTGTGTTAGATTAGTATCTGATATGCTTATTACAGCATCTATTCTTCCTGAAGGTGTTCTACAATCATCAATAGTTCCTATATTATAAGTATTAAACTGACTTGCTAATGCACTTGCAGGTACAACATTAATATCGCCTAGCATAGGTATTTGTATATGATAGGTATCATAATTACAATAATATTGTTGTACTTTTCTTGATAATCTTCTGAACCTAGTGTCTCTTTTATTACACCAATATTGAATAGTAGTACCTTGATGCACACAACATGCAAACTTAGATTGAATAGGAAGAGTTTTATGTAACTCAAGATTACCAATTCTTTCACAAGCAGTAGTAGCTTGACTATCTGGAACATTGTGATTCCATCTAATGCCATAAGCATACACATTAGGGTCAGCCAACCCACTCCAAAGTACTGTACCTTGACTATCTTCTATCTTAGTTACTTTACCTTCAGGTATTTCTATAGCAGTTACTTTACTAAAATCCATAATTATTTCTTTTTAAGTTGCAGAAGTTGTACTTACTACTCTTATTGACTTTGTTACTGTAGAACCATCTTCAAGAGTGAATTTAAATGATTCAGATGTACCTATATCAGTAATACTACCATCTGTAACAAATGCTTTAGTTGGAGACTGCTCAATAATGTTTCTTGTTCTTAAATATACTCCTGATTCTTTTGCTACATAGTTCACACTAAGATAGCCAACTTCAAATATACCCTTTGGTATTTTTAGGTCTCCATCCACTGATACTAGTCCAGTAAAATGAGGACTATTTATTTTAGCATAATCACTTAAATCAGGTTCAGCTTTAAACTCACCCATCTTTTCCCAAGCATATTGTCCATCAGTTTGTTTTATATATGCATATTCAGTATATTTATTTTCTTCTCCTTTTGTTGAAGAAAGTACGCAATAAATCCTTGAGGTAGAAATATTCTCAGTAGGTAACTCTGTAACTACTTCAAATATATCAGTATTAGGATTTGCAAGGTCTATATCAATACCAGTCTTAGTTACTGAACCATCAATTGCTATAGTATAAATAACTGCTTTACCACTGCTTGTTACAATAAAGGCTTCTCCCCCTGTAGTAGGTAGCCATTTAGCTGCACCATAACCATAATCAATATCAGCAAAGAATAAATGGTCTACTGATTGTATAGCTTGTAGTTTAGCCAAGTTATTAGCCTTAACACTTTCACTATTACCTATTTCAAGCTCTATTACAGCTTTACTATTAAGCACTGCTACATCTTTCTGTATATTACCTACTTCTTTATCAAGATTGTCTACCTTTTCCTCAAGCTCTTGTCTATCCTCATCCCCTTCACCTACCATTGAAGCCCATCCCTTAGTTCCAAAGAACTTCAGCTTTCCTTTATCAAGCCATAGGCTTTGGGGACTTGGTGCCTTAATATCTTCTACAATATCTCTAAATCTTCTCATTTATTTGATTTTTTTTTGAGTTGTTTTGTTTATCTGCTTTTCTTTAAGTTTTGCATCAGACCTTGCCTTATCTTTATCAAACTCTAATCTTTCCCTATCAAGCTTAATTCTCTCATCAAATTGTCTTATTGATTCCATAAGCTTATCCTTAGCTTCTTGTGAATATTCAGGTTCTATTATACCGTCATCTTCATTATTCTTGCTATAGGCTTGCATCTGTGCAATAAGAATCTTTGTCTCATTATCTCTTTGGTTAAGGGTATCTTCTTGTTGCATCTTAGCCTGTTCCATCTGAGTCTTCTGTTCTATCTCTTGCTGCTTTACCTGCAACTGTTGTTGCTGAGCTTGGGCCTGTCTTTCCTGAATACTTCTTTCATCCTTTTCAACAAGTCTTTGCTTTTCAGCAAGTGAAGATGAACTGAATAACTTCATAATAGTTGAGAATGATAGAGTCTGGTTCTGCAATGCTGCCTGAGCTAAAGTATCAAGTTTTGAGTTTAATTCCTGCATACCATTACTATTATCCACTACAAGACCATAATCAGCTTCTGCAAATTCATCACCATCTATCTCCATAACTCTCATTGAATTATCTGATAAGATGTACTGGAACTTCTTGCTTCTGCCTCTTAATGCTATCTTAGCTGTTTCAAGCAAGCATTCTAATGCTCTCTTCTTGACATCTTCATGCACTACAAATAGCCACTCTGTAATGTGAGAAGATTGGAGGGTAGCTCTCTCTACTCCACCTACTGTTTCTCTATTACTTACCTGACCTTCTCTTTGCTTGGTAATACCAGCAACTTCTGCCATTTCCATCTTGATAAACTCAAGAAGATTGATGTATTGCTGTATCTGATTACCATCAGAGGCTGTAATTACACCAGTAGAGGCATTGTTTAATGCACCTGCAAGTTTACCTGTAGCTGCACCTACATTACCTTCATTGAAGCTATCCTCTACTGCAAGACCCATAGTCTTTGCATAGTACAACCACTTCTCTACATCCCATCCTTTAGGCTTTTTGGCAAAGTCAAGTCTGACTAATGAACCCCAGTTCCTTGCTATCAGCTTATTTAATCTATCATGTATTGCATCATACAAGTAATTGTATGGCTTCATCATGTCTACTAAACTGAATGGTCTATTGTCATTAAGGTTGTAAATAGAGCCAACAATTCCAAAGTGACATCTTGAAGGATTACTTAGCCTGTTGTACTGAACTACTCTTGGTCTCATATTAACATAAATATCAGTACCAATCTTAGTTCCTTCCCATGCTTCATTGATGTAGAATATCTGCTCCTCCTCTCCAGCATCCCTATCTATTACATAGGTCTCTGGGTAGAAGTTAAATACTTCTTCACCTGTTTGAGGGTCATAACTTCTTACCTTCTTAATCTTTCTCCTTGACTTCCAATATACTCTAAGTACTCTCAAGTTTCCTGCAACATCATAAGGAAGAAGTGAGTTATTAACACCATCATATTCTCCTAATGGGTCCCAAAAGAGTCCCTCTGTACTTATTTCATCTCCTATCATGTGGTTATTGACAAAGCCATATCTTTCATCTATGTTATCCATAGAGTCTGTAGCAGCTTGACCTATATGGTCAGGCATCTTCTCTATGTACTCCATGTCTTTCTTTGTCAATACATCATAGTAAGTATCAATAACCTTGCCTGGACTCCAATAATCTTCAAGGATTATCATGTCTGCATCCTCAATCTTATTGCTATATCCCGACTTGAAGATTCTTACTTTGAGTGGGTTCAGTCTTTCAATAGTAGGCTCACCTCCTACAATATCACATTGATAAATCTCTTCACCAACTGCCATTGCATCCATGAAGCCTTGGTTGAACATTAGAGGGATATTTAATTCCTTTACATAATGGTTTAATAGGGCATTTGCCCTTATTTCCCTCATGTCCTGCCACTCATAGCTGTAATAGTCATTTATCTTTTCAAGCTCTTGATTAGCTTCTTCTTCTGATTGAGAAGTATTAGACACCCATTCTTGTAGCTTTTGGAGCAATTCTTGCTTCTTATTATTCTCTATCTCTGTAATAGCATTAGGGTTAGTGACTACTACCTTGAAGTCAAAGACTCTCTTGCTTTCCTCACCTCTAAGCACATTCAACTTACTATTCATAATAGGATAATGTTGAATCCTGTCAGGTATAAAACCTGCCTGTAGCTTTTCAGGATTCAGTATCATCTCAAGGTCACTCATGTGAAGTTTCCCATTAAGGAGGTCATAGTTTATTTTCTTATGTATCACAGACTTCCTTACCAAACTATAATTGAAGAATGTTTTAGAATCAGCCCAGTCAAGGTGCTTTTTTCTCCAAGCTTTATTCTTCTTAGTAAATGGAAGTTGCTGTGGGGGTAAATTTATCATTTCATATCCCATATTCTTCAATTTAATTACTGTGCAAAGGTAAATAAAATCCTTGACCCATGCAAGTATATAAGTAATTTATTAACCATTAGTCTTCATTTTTACTAAATTTACTGCCTGAACCTAAAGTCATAATTTCTCTTGAAGAATGGGTCATTACCATCATAGCTATTATTAGCCCTTTCTTGCTTTTCCTTACTAACATCTCCTTGGTATCTTATCATCCTATCTTCCCTTAGAAGCATCAGCATACCCATAGCAGATATTCTATCGAAGTTACCCTCAGAGTTATAATTAATAAGTTCTTTTAGCAGTGCTCTATTCCTTACAGTAAATAATCTTGGGACCATTACTTCTTTCTCTTCTCCATCAATAGTCTGCATAATAGGAACTGGAGCCAATAGCCAGCTTCTCAATCTACTTCTTGCATAAGCATTAATGGCAGGAGAGGCATTAGTACCTTTTGACTTGTTACCATAGCCATCCTTCATCATCTGCTTTTCCTTTAAGAAATCAAGAACATCTGTGAGAAGATAAAGACTATTTCTTGTCGAGAAGTGAGAGAATAGACCTTTCTTATTATACTCATAATTCAATCTACCATTGTAGAATAGACAAAGTTTTCTACAAATCTCATAGTAATCATCAGCAAAAGGAGGTCTTCCAGTGTATTCAGCTACTATCCTATCTGTCCATAGGTCTAATACAAATATAGAACCTAAAGACATAGTATTTGATTCATCATCATCATAAGGGTCAGCACCTAATATATACCTGTCATTGTATGGCTTGCTTGTATTCCTATCAATCTCAGGCATTTGATATATTTCAATAGCACCCTCTATTTTGTTATCCTTATGTGGGAAATCCCTAATAGGTGTAGCAGAGGTAGGTTTATACTCTACTTGACCATCTTTATTAAATACCAAATCACCTACATATACATCATCATACTCTGTAGGATTAGCATCCAATTGACCTATTCTCTCAGTCAAGTCAGCTACAGGGAACATATTTACACCTGTCTTAACAATAGCCTCAGCAGGAGTAATAGGAACCTCAGCAATGGTTTTAATAATAGTATTAGGGTCAGTAGAATTGTACTTTACCCTATACCTATTCATAAGGATTTCAATTAGAGCCTTAATTACATCAGATACACCATTCTCATTATAGCATCCCTTTCTATTTACATAGCCAGGAAAGAAGAATACAAAGTAAGGTTTACCTTGGTTGTATTTATCAAATACATTAGGTAAGGCATACATATTATAACCTTTAGGATTATACATGATTTCCTGAGCACCAGCAAAGTCTGATTCATTATCACCAGCAGTACCTAACATGTAGATTTGACCAAAGACAATATCACCTTCTTGTACTGAAGGTAACAACACATTATAAAGGTCCACAAGTCTTGGGAATGTACCAAACTCCTCAATAAGAATCTTAGCAGCTCTCTTACCTCTCAACTTAGACTCATCATCCTTAGATGATACTCCAAGTACTGTATTTTGAGTACCTCTTTCAATATCAAGGTCTACATCCTTATATCCCATTATCCATGTCATTTCCTGCAAAGAGTTCTTTAATCTCTTTCTTGGAAACTGAGTATTAGTTGCACAGAAGTTAGCCATATCTACAAACTTGTTAAGAACACCATCCTTAGTAAGGTACTCTTTCTGATAGGCAGTTACTATGCCCTTTACCTTTTCATGTGCTTCCTCATTCTCACCTACCACAAAGATATGGTTAAGTATTGATGCAAGACTATATGACTTACCCTTACCTCTGGAAGCAAGCTCAGCCATGTGCTGACCTCCCTCAAAGTTATTATATAAGCCTCCATTTGATGCTTGGTCTAAGCAATGGAATCTCCAATAGATTCCTTCCCAACATTCAGGAAGTGCCTCTACTCTATCAGCCCTCTTGGACTTTCTCTTCTTACCATTCTTATCCTTGTATTCTCTAATCTTAGAGAGCATCATAGGAGAATAGTTAAGGAACCAGTACATATAGCCTGTAACCCATTCTCCATCACTTTCCCTCACACAACCATCCCAGATTCTTCTCCTTTCTTCTCTTACCCACTTACCATATTCACTATTAGGATTGGCATTGGGTCTAAGGTTAGTAAATGTACCATACTTCTCATAATGTATAGCAGATGGTCTGAAATAGTCCATATCCTCCAATATATGAGGATTAGCCAAGTCTACAATGATTCTACCCCTATCATCTCTTGGTCTATCCTTGGCATGTTCTCTTGTAGGACTTATCAATCTCTTGACAAACTCTACATTATTTATAATATCAAATAACTGGTCCTGAACTTCCTGAGGAAGGCTATTAACCAATTCCTCAGTTAGCTCAGTCTGATATTCATTCATTGGTATCTTCTGAAACTCCATTATATTCTCCCTTTATAACTGCTTCATAAGAAGCAGAGTCCATCCAATTGAATATTAGTGTACTCAACCTGACATTCATCTCCCTTAACATATTCTCTTCCTGACCATCAGGAACCTTAGCAGTGTGCTGTACTGCCATTACTCTATAAGATTTACCTCTCTTAGTGAACCAAAGAGTGTACTTATAAATCTTATAAACTTTGAATGAGGAATGGGGTATTATTTCCCTCTGTAGTACAATATGTCCTACATTTTCAATTCCTCTTTCACTTCTCCTTATCTCAATATGTCTATTGAGTCCTTCTATTATATCTTCTGCTTTCATATTATAATGATAAGTCATCCTCAAATATAGTCTTTTCTCCCTGACCTCTCATTCTACCTGACTCTCTCATTTCAGAGTTAAGTGCCTTTTCAGCCTCATTGAGGTCTTTCACAAGAGAAGGTATTTGCTTAATGAGGGCACCTGCTTCCTTCAAATCCTTAATTTCAAGTTCATCAAACTCTTGGGCTTTTAATCTTTTCCTATACTTATCAACCATAAACCTCGTGTCTTCAAGGAGTAAAGCTGAAATTGGCTTAAAGGACTTATAAAACTCCATTGCTTCTGTTACTATCCTGTCTGGTGCCCATTTAGGAGGTAATCCCTCTCCCTCTTTGATAGCTTCCATTCTTTCCTTGTCATCTACAAGGTATTGATAGTCACTTCTTGGGTCACAAAAGAAGTATATGAAGCCAAGTTCCATAATAGCCTTATCCTTATTAACAGTCTTGTCTCTTTGCCATATCTGTCTGAATGGTTTAAGAGCAAAGGCTTCCTCAGATATTACTATCTTGTAACCCTCATATTTGAATAATTTCAACATAAAGTCTGGTAAAAAAAAAGAGTGTATCAAGATTGGTTTTCCTGATACACTCTTTTGAGTTATACAATTAGTTTCTTCTTCTCTGGTTGAATGATTGGTGAAGGAGTTGGGTCAGGAACTTCCTCATACTCTTCAATAATGAAGTCAATATCCCTATCCTGTAGTAATAGGCACTGCTTCCCATCCATCTCAACAACATCAAAGTTGTAAGTTATGATAGGGTTATCAGTTACTACTCCATCTTTTAGAGAACCTTCTTGGTGTTTCTTTACACCAAATCTTGTAGGATTAACCCATACCAAGTCACCAACTTTAATGTCTCTTACAGAGCTACCCACTGCAAGTACTCTCTGATATTCCTTCAAGCTGCCTTCTCTCTTGGTCACATCAATAAGACCAGCTCCCACCATCATATCATGCTCATACTTATCCATTGTAGTGATAAGTGCAGTGAACATTGGCTTTATCTTTTTTAATTTTAACATTTCTTCTCCCTTATCTGTTTTATAAACTTGAGTCTCTTTTTCATACCTAACATCCTATCATAAGTGCAAGTCAATTTACCCAGTGATGGAATGTTGAAATTTGTTCTTAACTTAGCAAAATCCTCTTCATTAAGATTCTCCTTTAATGGCAAGGACTGTATGGATTGGTTAATGAATAACCAAAATGCTTTATATGTTTTATCTACCACTTCTTTAGGTAAATTCAACTCTTCAGAAACCTTACCAATTACATCAGAATAATTCATTTCAATTCAAAAAGTAACAATAGTTGGAAAGTACCAGTTTCTTCATCAATGTTAGGAATAAACCTTGGATTAATCTTACCATTAATGATGACCTTATTCTTCCTTAGCTTGCCCATAATTACTTGAAAGTGTGGGAGAGTGATGTTACACTCTTCCCTTACTTTCTTCTTTGTATCTTCACTCATTGTAACTTTATCAAGTATCTCATTATCCTTGATAACTTTACTGAGTTCATATCTCTGCTTAACAAAGGATGTAATTACATCAATCTCTCTATCAGTTAGCTTATGAAAAGGCTCTAAGAACATAAACCAGTACCTAAAGAAGCTTCCACTCAAAGAACATGGCACTCTAACTATATTATTAGGCTTCTTCATAACACATTGATGCTACTCTTCAGTTTTAATATCTGGTGCTTCCTCTTCCTCAACCTCTTCAGGAACTGTCATAAGCTCCTCAATCTCAGCAATACACTTCTCAAGGAAGTCTTGCTTAAACATATGTCCATTCTCTACTACTTTAAACAAGTAGTCAAGCCTCTTGAACATATTGCCCATATTGGCAGCTTGTAGCTTCATATATAACTGCTTAGCTTGCTCACTAAGCTGATGAGCTATGTTCTCTAACTGCTCATAAGACATCTTCTCAGGTCTCTCTGTTTCCTTTTGTTTTTGTTGCATTTCTACAACTTTTCCCTTCTGCTCTTCCATTTTAATTTATAATTAAGTTATTAATATTCTTCAAGGAATCTATGTCCATATCTATTCTTGTATAGAGTTTCCCACTCTTCTATTGAACATTCTCCTATATCAGTGGAGCCACACTCATCACAGTAATCTGAATCCTTTATTCTTGGAATGTTCCTAATATTCAATGATAGACAATGCTTGCAGTATAATACTGGCACTTTATTGTAATCATTAGGCTGATTTTCTGTGTTTAAGTTGCTCATAAATCATCTTCTTTCTTTCATTAATAGTCCTACTGTGATGCCCTTTTCTCTTACAAGTATTAGCCTTATTGTTGAAAGGTCTCTTAGGAAAGATAATACCATCAAGAGATACATGGCCTCTCTTGATTGCCCTCCTTACAGACTTGAATTTGCTTACTGCTTCATAAGTTCTCAGGTGAAGAATACCTCTTTCATAGAAATCTCCCACAATATCTACTCTATTCTTCTCCATGTAGTCCTTGAACTCCTCTTCACCCATCAAGGGCCTTTCTATTGTCTTCTGCTCTTCCATTTCCATGATGTTTATTTAAAGTAGATTAATACAAACTGACCATTTTCTTTAAGTAGAGAAACTATATTCTCTCTCTTAATTCCTTCCTCATTGGCTGACCTTACAATGCCTCTGATTGTAGTATCAGTCAATGCAGTCATAATTTGATGAACTTCTGAACCATTGGTCTTCTTGACTCTTGTCATCTTTGCCTTCTCTATCTCTTCCATATAAAGTAATTTAGTTACGGGGGGAGGACTCGAACCTCCAACCTCAAGGTTATGAGCCTTGCTAGCTACCATTGCTATCACCCCATGATATATCTGAGCAGATAGTGGGAATCGAACCCACACATTAACATTGGAAGTGTTACATACTAACCTTTATACTATACCTGCATTTGAGTAGATAATCAGATTTGAACTGACCCCTTGACATTGGCAATGTCATATGCTAACCACTAACACCATACCTACACTTTGAGCCTCCTGAAGGATTTGAACCCTCTCTTCCTGTTTACAAGACAGGCTTGCTAAACCATTAACACTAAGGAGGCAAATGGTACTCCCACTGGGAGTTGAACCCAGACAACCATTTCTGGCCAAGGGATTTTAAGTCCCTCGTGTCTACCAATTCCACCATGAGAGCATCTCTTGTCAATAAGGTCTTATATCACATAAGTGGAATAAGAAGTCATACTTATTGATATTCTGAATAAAGGTCTCACATTCAGATGCTATACCTTTATAAATAGTCTCTTGAGGAATCTTATCATAAAATGCAGTAGTAGCAGACTTAACTTCACTTATAAAGTCAAAAGCATTCAGTGCATCACTTGGAGTTCCTTTGATTACATTAGGTTGCATCTTACCAAGTATTCCCATATATCCTTCTGCAAGACCATCTTGATAGTCTGACAATATATCAAGAAATTCATCAAGATATACATGGATATTCTTCTTAGGTGCTGCCCAATGCAAGTTCTTACACTTGGTCTTCCAACCTTCAAGCTGGTTTAAGAAGTTAATAAAGAACTGAGAGCCAGATACTTCAGTACTTCTACTTGATTCCATTGGAGTAAATAGGTTATCTTCTTCAAACATATTCTCTTATTTTGATGGTGCAAAGATAAGTATTTTAATTGAAATATGCAAGTAAAATACTATTTATTTTTTTTATTCTTTAAAAATAAAATACAGAGAGCAATGTATAAGCTATTTTTGCCCATATACTCTGATTTATATTTAAATCTACTGTACCTGTCCTTCTCCTTTTTATATGTAAAAAGTATAATAGATTATGTACTCTCCATTCATTAACCATACCAAATATACTTCTCTTGTGTATAGCATAAGAATTATCACATGTGTTTCTTATCTTCTTTAAGACATTAACCATGTCTTTTACTCTCCTTATCCTATAAGAGTCTGTTATAGAAGTATTATTGGTACTTAAAAGCACATTAATAATGTACTCACTATATTTAATATTAATCTCTTTCATAGTACCCTCTAAGAGACTTGAACTCTTACACTACTATTACTTCATGTCTGCTTCTAAGGCAGATGTGTCTACCAAATTCCACCAAGAGGGCATTATAAGTACTCCTGAAGAGACTTGAACTCTTACTCTTTTTTCAAGCTCTTGCTTTTGAGGCAAGTGTGTCTACCAGTTCCACCACAGGAGTATATAGTGGGTGTTCAAAGAATCGAACTTTATTCTTAGGTTTTTCAGACCTACGCAATGTAACCATACCTGCCCAACACCCATAATGACTTATTTGTGTCTCTACCCACATCACTTTCCATAAGTCAAGGACAAAGATTTCTATTGAAGTGGGGCAGAAAGGAATCGAACCTTAAATAGCCTGAGGCAGTGGATTTACAGTCCACACTAATTCACCACATTAAAGCTACCCCATATAATATTTATTACTCACTCCAGCATCAAAGGAACTATATTCCAACTGGAATAGTTCCTGTAGGTGCCCAAGCATAAGTCTTAGCAGATTGTCTAAAGTATGCCTTAGCACCTCTCTTAATTAATGAAATAACTTTCTTCATAACAATAAAAATTTGGAGTTAATAATATGTTATGTTCCCCCATAAGGAATCGAACCTTACTTTCAGGATTAAAAGTCCAGAGCATCCACCATCAATGCTTTGGGGGAATATTTGCCAAGGTTGGGTTGTGCCCCCACAAGGACTTGAACCTTGAATCCACAGTTTAAGAGACTGTTGCTTTAACCAATTCAGCTATAGGAGCATTATTTCTTTTCATACTTTTCAGACCATGCTTTAGTAATACCTGCTGATGCAAATACTCCAGCAACAGCACCTATATAAGCAGCAAGACCATTAAGGTCTGTCTGTATAGTATGATTATAATATACTTCTATTATAAGAAGTACAGCAGGAACTAATAGTAGGATTAAACCTATTAAGGTAACTGCCACTAAGAAGAAGTTCTTTGAAGAAACTCCTGTATTGTTCTTTATAAGTTTATCTATATAACACATAGACTTGGAGGTGGGATTTGAACCCACGAATCATCAGATTTGCAGTCTGTGCCATTAGCCACTCTGGTACTCCAAGATAGTACTAGCAGAGGGGATTGAACCCACATGTGACCTATTACCCTTTCTACTGTGTATAAGACAGAGGGGATATGCTAGTATATTGGGGTGTTAGATGGGATTTGAACCCATGCCATAAGGAGCCACAATCCTTTGCTCTACCTGACTGAGCTACTAACACAGTGCTGATAGAAAGACTCGAACTTTCAACTACTGCCTTATGAGAGCAGTCTTCTACCATTGAAGTACATCAGCTATTTCTGGTATTGAATAGCAGCTTCTAATACCTCAGTATTATCCTTAGCCATCCCAAGTAATGTATTGCATTGAGAACATAGCAATCCTCTTACCCTTCCTGTTTTATGGTCATGGTCTACAAAAGCTTTAGTAACTTCAAAAGAAGTCCCACATATAGAACATCTATTACCTTGTGCATCAAATAGACCCTTATATTCCTCTTCTGTCAAACCATATTTAGACTTTTTCTGATATAAAATGTTCCTTTCTTTTATGCTGGTACAGCATTCCTTCCTGTATTGGTTATAACATTCCCTACTACAGAACTTTTCTCTACCTGCATTAGCCTTTAGTTGCAAGGTTTCAAATTCCTTGCCACAATGTTTACAGATAAGAACTATTCTCTTGCCTCTACTACTTAAATATTTTCTAATCATAGTTGGCATACAAGGAATTGAACCTTGATTACTACCTTATCAGAGTAGCTTCCTGACCATTAGAAGATATGCCAATATAGCAGGTACTGAATGACTCGAACACTCATCTTTCAGATTTGGAGTCTGAGGTTTTACCATTAAACTAAGTACCAATTTATAGTTGCAGGTAGTGGATTTGCACCACTGGTCTCCCCATTATGGGTGGGGCAAGATTACTACTTCTCTAACCTGCTAAAGCATCAAATCATTGATTACTCCTCCTTATTGCACTCAGAGACTTTTCAGAAATGATGGCATCAAGTATTGCAAGCTACTTGACTAAACTTCTTGCAAAAGTTTTTGCGGGACCTGTAAGACTCGAACTTACATCTAAGGGTTAACAGCCCCTTGTTCTGACCTTTGAACTAAAGACCCATTTATGTTGCTCCTATTAGAATCGAACTAATGACCTTTTCCTTGTAAGGGAACTATTCTAAACCACTGAACTAAAGAGCATTGATAGGGTAATTTCTTTAACCTCTAACTACCCAAAAGAGGGTTCAAGCAAAAGCTCAACATTATGAAAACATGAAAGCATAGTGGACCTTGTGAGATTTGAACTCCTCTAAAACATTGCAAATGTCTTGTGCTAACCTGATTACACTACAAAGCCCATTAGTATGGGTACTTGGACTCGAACCAAGGACAACTGGCTCCCAAAGCCAGCATTCTACCTACTGAATTACACCCATATATTGCGGAGAGCATTGTACTCGAAACAAATACCTTATTAGGGTACTCACTATTTAGCAGATAGGACTATCACCTTGATAGTTTACTCTCCATACTTTCCTCACCAACATGTCAAAGAACACCATTATTGCGGAGAGGTGAGGTCCTGACCCCCAAGCATTTTACTGCTCCCATTGTTTTCAAGACAAGTCCCAGTCCCACTGAGTTACCTCTCCATTTGCCTATCCTACCTCTGTAGGATAGGACTTCAGTAGATTAAAGGTGGATTAGCAGGATGTGGGAGAATTGAACTCCAATCTCCTAATTGACAGTCAGGCACATTAACCACTATGCTACACACCCTAAATTGTAGAGCTATTGGGAATTGAACCCAAATTTCTGCCTTGAGAGGGCAGTTACCTGTCCATTAGTAGATAGCTCTATATTGTATTGGGTATGGGACTCGAACCCATAATCTTCACATTGAAAGTGTGATGACTTCACCACTTCGTCTAACCCAACATTTAGTACCCCCTATAGGAATCGAACCTATATCAAAAGATTAGAAGTCTCTTATTCTATCCATTGAACTAAGAGGGTATTTACCTTTATTATTGTTACCCCAATAAGACTCGAACTTATGTTACAGGAGCCAAAATCCCGTGTAATAACCAACTATACTATGAGGCAATAAAAAAAAAAGAATGTTACCTTAAACAACTGGTTAAAGCAACATTCCTTATGTGGAAATTTCCTAAAACCAATTTTCCTTAATCACACTGCAAAGGTAAGAAAAATATTTGAATTGTACAAGCTTTTCCCCAATTATTTTCAATTCAAGTATCATTTTCTCGTCTTGAAGGAGTAAAATAGGCTTGGTTTTAGGTCTTATCTATATTCTTTCAAGTAATTCCTACTAACTTGTTAGCCCAAGATTCAGTATAAAAACTGTAGTAGTTCCATTTAATTCCTATCTTACTACACAGATAATGTATTATGTTATGTAGTAATGATGGTATTCCTATTACTATCAAATATAGTGGACCTAATATGTCAGATTGCTTACTATGACCACATTCATGTTGGATAGACTCCTGTGATGACATAGGACTCACAAAGAGATAATCTCCTAATGACATAGCTGAAGATAGAACAATATTCATTATAATGATATTACCATCTGCTTTACCTTCCCTGTATGCAGCTTGACACAATATACCCTCTATACATAGAGCAAGCATATTCTGTGGAAACTGCCATAACCACTTAATAGAATCCTTAATGTAATTACTAATCTTCTTCATTCTTGTATATAGTAATGTCCCTGAAGCTTTGTTATGGCTTCATAAGAGTTATTTCTAATCTCCTTTTAACTACTAACTTCATTAGACCAGTTCTTGATTATACCCCTATAGCATGATTCCCTGTGCATTTTCTCAGGTGGATATGCTCATGCAATCTAATTTATATAGTAGCAATTTTAGTAGTATTGGGGACAACCTCCTCTCTATGTAAGTGTGAGAGTACTAACCCAACTTCTGACCCATTACTTTTTAACCTCATGGGTGAAAGGCTCTTCCACCACAGCCTCTACTAGGATGCAAAGGTAGGTAAAAGTTTTGATATATGCAAATATATAAATAAAAAATTTATTGCATAAAAATAATTTTTTTTTTAATTTTTTTTTTCTATTGTATTTTTAGGAGTGGTAGTTACACCAACCACACCCTCCCCATCACTTAGCCCAAGGGGGTCCTACCCCCGTAAGCCAAAATTAACATTATTAACAATTTAACATTTTACACTACTATGGGAAATCTCGTTTTTAATGACACCTTGACTGTTGAGCAGTTCAAGGCTGAAATGCATGTGACCAAGATTGATGTCAAGAAGAATCCTAAGACTGGGAAGTTGTTCTTCACCTATGGTGCTAAGACAGGAGCAGTTGCAGTCAAGGGTATTCCAACTCATCCTATGCTGAGCAATGTCACAGGCTCAGATGGTAGCTCATTCTGGCTTCTTCATGAGGAAGGTCAGGGAGGTGCACCCACATTGGCAAGCTTCTAACAGGAGGGCAACAGGCAGGAATGCCTGTTTGCCTTTTCATTTCCTTTAAGCATTAATAGAGTTTAATCCTTTAAACATTAATAGTATTTATGTGTAAAAGTTATATGAGTAGGCATCAGTATGCTCTTAGTATAACTCTGAGATATGTTACACATTATATTATATGTAATAGGATTTAACTCTGTTAATGTATAGAGTGAGATGAGATGTGCCCTATTTATATCTCTTCCTGACAAGAGGATTAGAGAGGTAAGTAGAGTATTTAGGGGTTTAATGTATTGGATAAGTAGGATAGGATAATAGAGTGTGGAATACACTTTATATCCTATCTTCCTTGTCTTGTGTTGAATGTAACTTGTTGATTTACTGAGAGTTAATAGAATGGACTGACATATTGTCAGATGTGTGACATTATGTCACTACCCCATAATTATTACCTCATTACAATTAGCAACAAAGAATAGTCATCCAATAATGTATGACTGTTTTTACTGTTACAGGAATAATACAAACCACACTCTAACAAGCAAACAATCGAACAAACACATATTAATTGTTGTTAAAATGTCTTCAATTAGTACCAATAATATTGGGAGTGCTACTGAAATTGGGTGCAGATGTAAAGAATAGCATACTACTACAGGACTGTGGTGAGAGTAACATTATTAATTACTCAATACACTTAGTGAGGATAGAAAGGAGCAGAATCAACATAAAATTGCACAGAGAGTAAGAAGGTTTTGAAACTAAATATATTAGGTCAGAATTAAGATATGTAAAAGACAGCAACTAATATTATGACTTAGGAATTAGGAGATATTAGTACAATGGTTAGTACATAACTCAATAATTGCAGTTATAATGATAGTTCGAGTCTATCATATCTCCCTTTTATCAATCCATAAACAAACAATCAAATGAGCAAAAGTGTTAGAGGAATAAAGAAAGTCTTGAAGAATAGTAAAGGCTTTTGCACTATAATAGGTAAAAATGGTATGTGTGCTTGTATCTCAGAGTGGGATACTATAAAGTATCACAAACATGGAGTATCTGTTAGTGATTCAGTATATATACCATATAAACTTGTCAAAGGAATAGGATTATGACTACAGACAGACAGAAAGCTGCTGTTCACTTTTGTGAGCAGTGGCTTAATGTCACCTTCAGTGGTGATATTAACAATTTCCAACAAGTAAGTAATTTCCTCTCAGAGTATTTAGAGGAAGCCAAACTAACTTATAGTGAAATTGCATGTGAGTATGAATCATATTTATGGGACTTAATGATGGACTAAGTTATGGCAAGATGCAGAGTAAATCCTAATGCAGTATGTAGTTCAAAGAATTACAAGCAATCAAAGAAATTACACATGGATATGTTGAAGAGAAATCATAAAGTATTCATGGAAATGACAACAAAGAAGGAAATAGTTATCAAGAAACAGGCATATATCAAAGTATTTGGTAACTTGATGGCTATTACACCAATGGAAGTAACAAGACTTGAAAAGGAGGTGACTATAATATGGAAATAATCCTATTCATCCTTGCACAAATTCTTGGCATTCTATTCATATATTTATTGATAGAATATGCCAAAAGTACCAACGAACAATTAAATAAATAGTTATTAAATATATGAAGTTTCAATTATTAGAGAGAGGCAACTCCTTAGGAGTCAATGTAGAAATATATAACTTCTTAAAAAGAAAAGGTTTCAAAGTCAGAAATACTGGAGCCAAAGAATATTTTCTAGGTGAATCATTCTATGAAGAAGTCTACATTACACTAACTACATTTAAGGAAATAGAAAAACTCCTAGATATTACAGGCTTCAAAGTATGTAAGTATCAATTAAATCTAGACAAGATACCTTGTATAATAATAGAAGATTTGATAGATACTGAACAATAAAATAGATAACAATGTATAAGATAATAATTACACTTTTATCTTTTGCTCTATTACTGATAATAGTAGCAATGGGTGAAACAATATCCAAACAGAATGATACAATAAGACTGATGGATAAGTGCCTAAATTATTCAGACAATATACTGGATAACAATGGGATTTGGGATAAAGATGGTTCAGATTATATGTCTGATTATCTTAATCTTAGATATGAGCTTGACTCTACTTTCTTAGATGGATTCCATAAAAGATATAACAGTGACAATTAGAGAGTTATACATCTTTGCCCAATCTCATGCTCTTCTTGACAAGAGTGTGGGATTGGTCATTGATGAATATATAAAGCACATCTCTGTACATAATAATACCTTAGCTCATAGCAACATTATGAATAATCAAGGCAGTGAATCTATGAGTAAGTCTAACATAGACTATAAGAATAAGGTAGAATTTAGTACAGAAGATGTGCTTGAATTATTTTCAACTTAACAAGCAATTAAACAAAATGAACAAATTTAAGTTTATAATCAAAGGCATATTGTTATGGACAACAGGCTTTGTAACTATACTCTTTGTAGGAGGAGTAGATAGCATCTATGACAATGGATATTTCTTTCAGACTTTTATAGCTGTTGCAGTAATGATATTCTGTTGCTATAAGCTAATCTCAAAGAAAGAGTTTGAAGTATTGTCTTTGTACATGTGGTTTAACAAAATAATAGGAGAAGAATCATGCGAACAATAACTGTAATTTTCACACACAGAAAAGAACCTTTCTATCAAATAGCTTCATATAAGAGATATAAATTCTTGTGCAACTATGATACTGTATCTCTTTATGATATGGTAGAAGACCCAAGATACACTACTGGGATGATGGTAGTAGGGTTTACTTATGATACTGATAGAGTTCAACAAGGAATAACACTGAAAGACATCTACATTACCAAGGTAAATGGACAGGTTATTACCCAGCCTACTGGATTGGTTAATGGTAGCTTGGTAGGAAGTGATTTTGACATTGACAAACAAAGAACAAATAACATGGAAGAGAAAAGAAACATCAAGGTAACACTTGAACAGGCAATAGAGTGGTATAATAGTGGTAATAGCACATTGCGTACATTAGCACTGAGTGCATATACTGAGGATGAATTGAAGCTCAACTTCAAATACATCAACAGTAAAGTATGCAATACATGCTTCTGTGCCAATGTCCCTGTTGATGAAGCAGAGAAGTATAATACACTTGTAGACTTGGCAGTCATTGCTAAGTTCTTCAATGGCTCTTGGAAGAAAACTACAAGCAATACAGGATATTTCCTTGGCAATTATAACAATGGCAGTGGTCCTGTAGTTGATACTTGCAGTGGTGTTGGTGTATATCAGCACAATACTGTACAGTATGCAGGTATTGTATACTTCAGAAATCAAGAAGATGCAATCAAGGCAGCTAAGATTCTTGGTGATAGAGTGAAAAACTTATTTGATTAGAACATTAAATTGTATGATTATGGAGATTCCAGAAATTCCCGAGATTTGGTATGGTTAGAAAAGCCCAAGCATTTAACTTGGTGCATGTTAATTGTAGGTAAGGGGATATGCAACCTGCAAGATGCTTGAATAACTATCAAGAAGTAAACCATAAATTCCCTATGAGAGACTTCTCTCTCTCTTTAATAGACACTACTAAAGAATGGAAAGGATGAAAAGAGACTTGTGGTTGTTGTTATATGCAAAGTGGGTATTGGATTGGATGAGTGATTTAGGAGATTTCTGTAATAATCATCCGTCCAACTGCTATGCTTATAACATTTATTTAATAATGTGTAAATTAATTGGATGGATATGATAGAATTACAACCAATAGATAAAGCCCAAATAGTAATGTTGTTGGAGGCAATTAACAATGAAGAGGTTGACAAAGAATTTTGGATGGTATTCAGCAGCGATTATACTTGGAATGCTGATGAGGTTTTTGGCAGTGGAGGTGATAAATTCTTTGAACCAGGAGACTATATTACAGTAATGTATAACAATGAAAACCCGTTTCCCACACTTCAAAAATATTCCTGCATTACTTCTAGTTTTCCACATTATGATTACTGGATTGAGAAGGATTTAAGAGTGCTTATTTTTAAAATTGTTTAAATAGATAGAGTTATGAAAGAGCTTAAAGTTGGAGAAAGAATTATCTTAGAAGTAGTTGAAGTAGAATGTATTTCTTGTCAAGACTGTTTCTTTGCAATAGAAGGAGAAGCATGTCATGAGTATTGTTCTGCTTCAGACCGTTCTGATGGTAAAAATATAATATTTAAAAAAGTTGAGGAGTAAATCACATGAAAGCAAAAGAATTAGCAGCGTTTCTACAACTCAATCCAGATATGGATGTTTGCATAAAAGAGGATGTAGTTATCAATCCTTATGGGGATAGGGAATCTCACTATCGAGAAATTAAATCCATAGGCATTGAAAAAGGAAAGCTTTTATTATTTAAGTAAAGCGTATGAGAAGAGATGAAGCAGCAAAGCTATTGCCTATTATTAAGGCATTTAGCGAAGGAAAAGAAATACAATATAAGGAGAATGGAAGATGGTATTCAGCTGAGGCTATAGCATTCTTTGATGGAACACAAGAGTTTCGTATCAAGCCAGAGCCTACCTACAGACCTTTCAAGGATGCAGAAGAGTGCTGGCAAGAGATGCTGAAACATCAGCCATTCGGATGGATAATTAGTACAAATACAGAAAGGTCAAAAATGATTGACGTATTTGATGGTTCAGAAGATGCCAACGACCTTCCAATATCTATCAATGGAAGTTGGTGGAAGTTAGCACAAGTATTTGAAAAATTTACTTTCACTGATGGCACACCCTTCGGTATGAAAGTAGAGGAATAGTTATGGCATAAGCATGTGTAGTTTACTTCTACTGTCTATGGTGGAAGTATTTGCTCCCTTAGCTCAGTTGGATAGAGCAATGGTTTCCTAAACCATAGGTCATTGGTTCAAGCCCAATAGGGAGTACTAAGGTATTTACTCATATAAGGCAATTTGATTGTTTTTAAGCAAAGGATTTTTAGTTCAGGCAATAGTAATATTGCTACAGGAGGCTGGTATGTGAATATAGGTCTTCTTTTATAATGTCTCCATAGTTCAAGGGATAGAACAATAGTCTTCTAAACTATATATCTGAGTTCGAGTCTCAGTGGAGATACAATGGTGGATTTAGCTCACTATTTCTACTAAGCATGGAACCTGAAGAAAAGCAAAATGTGATGCTGATAGGTAAGCTATCACCACTTAATAAATGCAACTGCTTCAATGTGGGGATATAAAGAGGAAGCTAAGTGACTTTAATAATGATGTTTCAAGAAGAAACAATATTTGACTTTGTTAGGACATTCTTTCAATAGAAAATGAATCCATTTATTAGGGGCATTTTTGGTTTTGATTGCTAATTATTTGGTAAGAGAACATGCAAAGACTGATGGAAAGACATCAAAACAATAACTGGCAATACTTCTTATAGAGTTGCTGCCTAAATAGGCTGAGTAGCACTTACTTGGAAACAGAAAGGTGCAAAGCCTGAATGAAGACTAAGGCTGAGGGTCCGACTTTAAGAGCATTAATAGGCTGTGGTCTCACAGAAGGTAACTCAACTTTTTCCTTGTTTATGGACAATAAAATAAGGTGGTGGAAATGCTGTAAATCCAGTCAGCCCAGTGGGTAACTAACCACATTAAAAAGTAGTAAGCATGTGTAATTCTTTTATTAAAGATTGGTAAGACAGGGGTTCGACTCCCCTATGCTCCACAAAACAATCTTAGTATTAACTAAAAAAAAAGTATGTTTTATGTATTAATGTTTGAGTTCATGCTATTGGGAGTAATAGGTGGACTATTAGGCATATTCTATAGGAATTGCCTGAAGGTTGAGGATATGATATTCTATCCTTTGTACAGTAAAGTGTTTATACCTATGGTTAAAAGTGGCAATAGGTTCTTACATTTTATAGCATATCCATTGGGATTCTGCATCTATTGCAGTACTTTTTGGATAACCATGCTCATTCTTGTACTCTTCTTGACAAGCTGGGATTCACTTCCTAAGTGGCAGGATATTGTAATAGGAATTATAGCAGCAGAAGGTGTAGCTCACCTGATAGTGTGTATAAGTTGCAGATTCTTAATACACAAACATCCTGACTTAGATAAGAATTACTTAAAACATTTACACGAATAATTAAAACAGTAAGATATGCAAGAGGATTTAGTTTTCTTCAAGAAGGAAGGTGAAGAAGGAGTAGCCTTAACTTCTACAAGTGCTAACCACATTGCTAACTTAGCTAAGGAGTATATCCAAGGTGTGGAGACACAACTGAATAATATATGCTTCTTCTATGCTGAGGTAGCATTAGTAGGTAGTGTTGGTGATGCAATCACCATTCAGGCAGGAGTATCACCTGAAGCCTTGAATAATCTACAGTCAATGCTTGAGGGGGTAGCACAGGTTAAGTCCCTTATAGCTTGGTTGAGAGAAGCTATCAAAGCTAAGGAGAATTTGATGAAAGGCCTACAGACTATTAGTCTTGAAGACTGGTACAAGGAGAGTGGAATAGTTAAGCCTGAGGCTCCTAACCGAGGTCATGTATTAACTGAGGCAGAGTATTATGATTCTCTTCCTATTAAGGAGAGAAATAGATACTATCAGTTAGAGGCTGAGGCTGCTGTATTTGGCAAGTATATTCATCCTGAAGGACACTTGTCTGATGCAAGAAAGGAGTTGAAAGATAAGCTCCAACACCCACATAAGGTAGATGGTAAAGGTAGGGATGCTTTCATCTATACCTATATTCCTACTGTGGATGTAACAAAGGTGGATAATATATTCTTTGAGCTTCAAAAGAAGCACAGAGAAGTACAGGCTCAACTGAATGCTATGAAATACAGTTGTGAACAAGCTATTAATGAGTCCACCAATAAGGTGAACACAGAGTATATGGCTGCTTCACAGAAGTACCAAGCTGAACTCAAAGATGTATTGGGAGCCTTCAAGACATGGAAGGATGAGAAATCTCAAGAGTACAGCAAGTTGAAGATTGTAGTACCTAACTCACTGTTGGGTATTTATAATACTATCAACTCTTTGGGCAAGTAAATAAGGACTTGGGATATTAATCCCTAACCTTATTGAATACACATGGCAGGTATCTGTTCTTATTAATAAGAATATACATGATTGCTAATGCAAAGTAATATATCTAATGCTCAGCCATTAGATAGTCTGTTATTCCAAATAATCAACCCTATGAAGTCTGACTGATGGAGGGATGTTCTTGTTCTTGATGGAGTAACAGGTTCTTGCTATTGATATTGGTTTTGTATTGGTAGATACTTGCTATGTGTAACTTGTCTTTGTATCTTGGTGTAATTGGTAGCACACTAACTGTTGGGTTAGAGGTTAGGTTCGAGTCTTAAGATACACTACATTTATTGTTTCATTTCTAAAAAAAAATGGAAAAGAATGAAGAAAAGGTTCTGGAAAGAAATCTGGAACAGAAGCATTTTGAGAATGCTATGAAAGCCATTGAAGGTGGCAAAGAGAGTGGTAGTTTAACCAATGTTGAACTTGTTGAAAACTTGGTAGAAAGCTACAAAGGCAAGACAGTACAGGCACCTATTGAGGTGATTATAACAAGTGCAATATTCCTCAATGCAAAAGAGTTGGTGAGTGTTACTGAAGCCTTGAAGTATACTCTCCGTGTCAAAATGGTAGAGGAACTGAAAGAAAAGGTAGATAAGGGAGAAGCCACAGCAGAAGATACAATAGCTGCCCTTTTGCTTGCTGCAACTATGAAGAAAGAATCTGAAGAAGATTAATAAACATGAGTGAAATCAAGTTAAGTCTGAGTATTGAGCTTCAAGGAAGCACAATGTTCAGCAAGGAGGAGTGCCTTAAAACAACTCACAAAGTGATTGAGAAGAAGACCAAATCTGGTAAAATTTACAAGAAAACCATTAAGGTAAAGGTAGAGGATTGGGATAAGATGGAGAAGTGCTCTATGAGAGTGATTAACAAGGATGGTACCAACCCAGAGATTATCACTTTCTATACAAGGAAGTGCAAGCCAGCTACACAGTCCCTGAACATGAGCAAAGAGGCTTATGAGTACATGATTGACAAGGATTCTTGTCCTTCATGGTCTAAGCCTGGCAAGTGGGCTGCAATGAGTGAAAAGGAAAGACTTGAAGCTCATTTGCAGAGAACAGTAGAACATCTTGGGGGTACTTCGTACACTTATCAAGTGTTTGAGGACTAACTGGGAATATTCTTATAGCAAAGGACAAGGGTACTATAATATCCTTGTCCTTCTTTTTTTTACAACCTACTGAATAAGTAGGATAAAACTAAGAGACTATGGGATATATTCCTAAATTTATACATCTTGACCATTTTATTAGCGTAGAATATCCATTTGGTGTTTATTGGAGGCATAGTTATATACAACAATGTGCAGAAGCAATCTTCAATACATATAAAGAAGACATTGAGAAAGGTACAAGCATTACTTTTGTAGCAAGAGGCACATCAGGAGCCATGATTGCAGGTGCTATGCTTAATGAGCTACATAACATTAATCCAACTATTAGAACCTATATCTTGATTGTCAGGAAGAAGGAAGATGGTGCTCATTGTTCTTCATTGAGAGGAATTGATGAGGTTGGTGCTACAAGGTTTATAGTTGTGGATGACTTTATATCATCAGGTGAAACTATTGAAGCAGTTATACAGGAACTGGATAGGTACTTTGGGATAATTCATCATCCTACTGAGAAGTATGATATGCTTTGTGTAAGTAACTTCATTGATGAAAAATCGCTGAAAAAGAACTCATGTATGGACTATAAAAAATGGAAAGGAATTTGTTCAAGATTTAGGTATGTAGTATGTTGTCCTGAACCAAAAGAGGATGAATAAAAAAAAAGTAATTTATGACAAGGATATGGATTATAGTTTTACTCATAATATACGCGATGGTCCTATTTAATCATTATGAGCCATCAATAGATATAATAGTAGTAGGCAATAGATATAAGATTCTATTATGGTATAATAAACACCAATGGAATCATTTTATCAATGAGCCTATGGTAGTAAGAAATTACATACAACTATTTGTAATATGAGTAAAGGAAAGAAGTACAAAATACCCCATAAGTATCTTAGCAAATATCCTATAAGGAAAAGAGCTATATATAAGATAGTGGGAGGCAAAAATGGTGAAAAAGCAAAGTTTAAGTTTTTTAGACATAAAAAGCTTTGGAAGCTCTTGGATGGTCATATATCTATGAGAAAGATGGTATCAAGAAGTATTTGGTATTGGGATTAATAATATGAGAAAATTCATTATCAAGGTAGTATGTTTAGTACTATGTTTATTCATAGCACTAAATGCTGTTACTCAATTACTCACCATGAGTAACACAGCTGCTAACATTGCAGGAATTGTATTGTTAATAGTAGCTATATGGATGGGTGTAGAAGTAATAATTAAATTCATTAAAACAAAAGAAAATGAAAAGTAAAGTAATTATGTGCCTTATGGCATTGTTTACCATGTTGGGTATGTCCTCATGTGGTTATGAGAGAGTGGATGCAGGTTGTGAGGGTATTAAGGTAAACCTCTATGGCTCTGAAAAGGGTGTAGATGATGTATCTTTGGTTACTGGTGCAGTGTGGTATAATCCATTCACTGAGCAGGTTTATGAGTATCCTACTTATGTCCAGACAGTAGATTATCCTGCTTTCACAATTAATGCAAAGGATGGTTCAGAGTTCAGTATTGACCCTACTATTTCATTGAAGATTGCTGATGGCAAGTCACCTCAGGTATTCAAGAAGTATAGGAAGGAGCTTGCTGATGTTATCAATGGAACTCTCTTTAACTATGTAAAGGATGCCTTTAGGATTCAGCTCAATAAGTATACTACTGATGAGATTGTATCAAACAGAGATATGGTAGAGAAAGCTATTGAAGCACATTTGTCCAAGGCATTGCTCAAGGAAAATTTTCAGTTGGAACAGCTAACTTCAGGATTGAAATATCCTCAGTCTATTGTAGATGCAGTTAATGCCAAAAATGCTGCTATACAAAAGGCTCAGAAGGCTCAGAATGAGCTTGCTGTAGTTAAGGCAGAGGCAGAGAAGAAGGTAGTTGCAGCACAGGCTGAAGCAGAGGCTAATAAGCTTAGAACACAGGCTTTGACTCCATTGATTCTCAAGCAGCAGTGGATTGAGAAGTGGAATGGAGAAATTCCAACTGTAGTTTCAGGGGGTAATAGTGGAGTGTTTTTAGATGTAAGTAAAATGGGAGGTAAATAATGAAAAATAGAGTAGTAGAGATTGATGATGACACCTTAGGTATAGTCATAAACTATAAAGAAAGGGACTTAATTTGTTATATAGACAGAGAGGACTTAATGAGGGTGTCACAATTCAAGAGTACATGGCATATTAATAGAAATAGGACAGGACACATTGATGGGGTTAAGACGAAAGTTCAGATTGATAAGGTGAGAAAGCAGTACTGGATTCACAATGTTATTATGAGCAAAAGTAATCCTAACAATGTTATTGACCATATAGACCATAATACCTTGAACAATAGAAAGAGCAATCTCAGGGAGGTAACTCCTACAGAAAATGCTCAGAATATCTCTACTCTATTAAATTCTAATACTAAACATAGAAATGTTACATTAGAAGATGGGAAGTATAGGGTAAGAATAAATGGTATCTCATTTGGAAGATATAAAACTCTTAATGAAGCTATTGAAGTAGCTGATATTGAAAGAAAGAAACTCTTTCCTAAGTCTTCTGATATTAACAATAAACTCAACATCTAATGGCAAATCTAACTATAATTGGTTTAGTGTCCTTCATAATCCAGATATATGTACTAAAGCACACTTATACAATTACAATCATGTCAGAAGGTAATAATAAGTGGGACTTTGACTGGGAAAAAGCTAAAAAGATAGGTATTCCATTGTGGATAGCACTTATCATGCTGATTACTAGTATTATACCATTTGTTAATATAGCAGAGGTCATTGTATTTTGGGTTATATGGTTAAAGCACTACTCAGACCCTGATAGTTACTATTATGGTACTTGGTACACATATTGGAGATTCAAGGATAAATTCTTTTCAAGAAAGATATGAGAAATAAATGGTTGAAAGCACTCATTGTAGCAGCTACAGTGGTGCCGTGGAGTGTAGTAATTGTATTACTCTTGCAGGTCAAGAGTATAGTTTCTCAACAGCCAAAGGTTGAAACTGTCCCTGTCATAGAGGTAGCTGATACCATTATTAATGAGCAGCCAAAGTTCTTCTCTCAGACCCCTAAGGAGGGTCTGGAGGAGGCTTTGTCTTATTATGGTTTAGAGCATAAGGATATTGTCTATGCCCAAGCTGTTCTTGAAACAGGACATTTCAAGTCTAAGATATGCTTGAAGTATAATAACCTCTTTGGTCTTTATAATAGTAAAGAAAAGAGGTATTGTAAGTTCAAGCATTGGGCTGAAAGTGTTGTAGCTTATAAGGAGTGGATACAAAAGAAATATCAACCTCCGAATAACTACTATGCTTTTCTTGAAAAGATAAACTATGCAAATGATAAAGAATATATAAGTACATTAAAAAGTATTGTAAATAACAGAGAATGACAAGAGAAGAGATACATGATTTAGCCTTATCTAAGGTAGATATGACTAAGTATATGATATTGGAGCTAATCACAGGCTTTGGTAAATCCAAATTGGCAATAGACCTCATTAATCATATATGTGATAGGATATTTAGGGATAATGAGTGCCCTACTATACTTATCCTTGTAGCCAAGACTGTACATAAGCAGACTTGGAAGGATGAGATTGAGAAATGGGGAGGTATTAAGTCTGACTATATTACCATTGAGTGTTATGAGTCATTAAAGAACTATGAGAACTCATGCTTTGATGTAGTAGTAGCAGATGAGATGCAGCATTTGTCAGAAGCAAGAATTGATGTATTGGAGACTATCCATATTAGTGAATCTTTCATTGGATTGTCTGCCACTATTAAGAGAGACATGAGGGATTATTTCATCTACAATCATAAGGCTGAGGTCATTAAATGTGGTCTCAAGGAGGCTGTAAAAGATGAAGTATTACCTGAGCCTACAGTGTATCTGTTGCCTTTAACCTTGGATAATTCTATATGTAAATACAGAACCAAAAGATTTGGCAAGGAGGTTACTACTACTCAGAAAGGTTATTATGATAGTGTCTCTTCACTCATAGAGTGGTACAAGAATAAGTACTTTAACTCAAGAAATGAGAGGATGAAGAACTTATGGCTTTCAACAGCAGGTAAAAGGCTGAAGTGGTGTGCTGAACAGAAGGAAGCCCTTGTATCATCTCTTCTTGACAAGTTCAGAAATTACAAGACTTTGACTTTCTGTAGTAGTATTGAACAGTCAGAGAGGTTAGGTAAATATAATATCACCTCGAAGAATAAGGCTTCAGTAAAGAACCTTGAGATGTTTAATCTCAACAAGATTAAACATATTACTGCCTGTAACATACTCAATGAAGGTGTGAACTTGACTAATTGTAGGATAGGTATATTCTGCAACTTGAATAGTTCGGAGATTGTAGTAAAGCAAAGAGTTGGTAGAATACTTAGACATAAATCCCCTATTATTATCATACCTTATTTCAAGGATACAAGGGAAGAAGAACTTGTGCAGAAGATGATAGAGGAGTACTCTGAGGATTCTATCATTAGTGTTGATAGTATTAATGACATTAAGCTATGACAATATGTTTAAGTAAAGAAGGGTGTCAGAAGAACAACATTAGTCTTGCTGAGGCTCTTTTAATGCTTGCCATCCATAATAATGCTGACCTTGATGTGGCTCAAAAGGAGCTAATCAGGAAAGGCTATATAACTGCTAACAGGGATGACCTGTTCCAGCAGATTGGATGGAGACTTACTAATAAGGGCACTGAGGTAATAGATTCTGTAATTGTAGACTCTGATAAGAAACAAGAACCTAATGACAGGTTAATTCAGTTGGCTACAAGGCTAAAGGAGATATTTCCTAAAGGTAAGAAAGATGGCACTAACTATTATTGGGCAGATGGGGTAGCTTTGATTGTGCGAAGATTAAAGTTATTCTTTAAGAAGTATGGAAGTACTTATACTGATGAGCAAATCATACAGGCAACCAGTAAGTATGTGGAGGGTTTCAATGGGAACTATACATATATGAGGTTATTGAAGTATTTCATATTCAAAGAGAAAGTTGGTGCTGCTGGTGAGGTTGAAGGAGACTCAGAATTGATTAGTTATATTGAGAACTTCGGGCAAGAAGATACTCTAAGTAGGGATTGGAATACAGAGTTAAGGTAGTATGGATAAGAGTCTTATAAACAGAGTATTAAGTGGTCTTGAAGAAAGGAGAAAAAAGGTCATCAATGGCGGTATAAACTCTATTCCATCCCCCTTTATTAGATTTAGTGAGGATTTCTTGGGAGTAGAACAGGGTAAGTATTATGTTGTAACTGGCTCAACAAAGTCAGCTAAGACTCAAATAGCATCTTATTTATTCATATATAATACTCTACTTTATGCCTATAATAATCCTGACAAGCTGAGGGTTAAGATATTTTATTATCCTTTGGAGGAAACTCCTGAGGATATTATGACAAGATTCATGTCTTATCTGCTCTACACATTGAGTGGCTACAAGATAAGAATTAGCCCAACTGACCTAAGGTCTGTCAGGAATAATAAAGTGTTAGATGAAACTATAATAGACTTACTTAAAAAGGATGAGTATTTGGATATTCTTAAATTCTTTGAAAGTAATATTATATTTAGTGCATCTACAAACCCTACAGGAGTATACAATGAATGTAGGAAGTATGCAGAAAGTAATGGTATTGTACACACTAAGAAGCAAACTATAAAAGGAGAATTAGGAGAAGTTACCACTGTGGATGCCTTTGATTGGTATGAATCTAATGACCCAGATGAGTATAGAATTATATTCTATGACCATATATCATTGACTAATACTGAGAGAGGAATGTCCTTGAAACAAAGTATTGACAAATTAAGTGAGTATTGTGTTATACTTAGAAACAGATATAACTTTAGTCCTGTAATTGTACAACAGCAAGCCTTTGAGAATGAAGGTATTGAGAACATAAAACTTAATAGAGTAAGACCTACAGTTGCAGGAGCTGCTGATTCAAAGTATACTATGAGAGATTGTAATGTAGCTTTGGGTATATTTAGCCCTTTCAAGTATGAACTCAAAGAATACTTTGGTTATGACATCTCAAAGTTAAGGGATAATTGTAGATTCTTGGAGGTGCTTATCAATAGAGGTGGAAGTCCAGGAGGTATAATAGCTTTATACTTTGATGGAGCTGCCAACTATTTCAGTGAACTACCAAAAGCTGATGACCCTAAGATACAGAACGTATATAAATCTCTCCAAGACATGAGAGCAAAGATAGCTAAGTCATTTTTTAGCTATGGAATAAGTAAAATAGATAAAGGGTTGTGGATAACTAAACTATTTAGTAAATTTGCAGCCCTTTTCAAGTAAAAGTAACATATAAAACAAAAACAATGGCAAAGATTTTAGTTCTTGCAAAAAGTGGTTTTGGAAAGACTACTTCCTACTGTGGTAGGGAGAAGTTAGGTATTAAGGGGCTTGACCCAAAGGAAACTTATGTTATCCAGTGTATTGGTAGGGGTGTTCCTAACCCTAACTTCAAACTAATTGAGGGTAGCATTGGGATAGAGAATGTAGGTAAGCCTACACAGAAACTTACAAATACAAATGCCCTTGGTACAGGTAACAGGGTACAGGTAGATAGTCTTACAGGTCTTGATAGGTTTGCAGTGATAGCAGAACTCATAGATATGCTGAAGAAGTCTCCTTTCAAGAATATTGTGATTGATGATTTCAATTATCTTGCACAGGATTTCTATATGGCTAATGCCATGAAGGGTGGATGGGATACTCCTAAGCAGATTGGCTATGGAATGGGTCTTATCTTTGATGCCTTTAAGGGTCTTCCTGAGAATAAGAACATTATCTGCTGTGCCCACTATGAGGAGTATAAGGATAAGAATGGAGACTCTATTTCCTATAAGTTTAAGACTACTGGAAAGATGGTGGATGATTACATCACACCAGAAGGGAAATTTGATATTATCCTCTTTGGCAAGGTAGGATATGATGCAGAAAACAAGAGACCTATCAAGCACTTTGTAAAGGAGTTTGATGGAGAATATCCTGCTAAAGACAGCCTTGGTGCATTGGATGACCTTCCTGATGAGATTCCTAATGATTTATCTATAGTAGTAGATAAATTGAGAGAGATTTATGGATAGAGAGAAGACAATAGAACTTGGTAATCAAATATATGGTATTACACCATTTAATATGAATAGTCAGTTACAGATGTTAGAAGAGTTCTTATTGGAAAAAGGTAAAGAGAAAAGTAAGATTGATTTGTTTATTAAAACACTATCCCAATTACCAATACAAATAACTCTTAATTTCTATTTAACTGCAATTGATTATTATATTACCAAGTACAATGTATTTAGATTAAGTAATAATAACAAAGTTATTTTAATATATTAAAAGAAACAATTATGAAGACATTAACAGTAAGACAGTTTGCAGGTGTAAAAAGAATTGCACAGAATGTTAATCCCTTGGTAGTAAAGAAGAACAAGATTGCTGCCAAGATTGATGAACTCAATGCAGAGTATAATGCTCTGACTGAGGAGATTGAGGGACATGAGATGGGTGTCAAGGCTTTGACAGGTGGCTTCACAAGTGAAGACTTGGTTGTCAAGAAGGTAGAAGATACTGGTAAGGTTGATAAGGATGGTAAGCCTGTAAAGGTTACTAAGTATGAGCCTAAGGCTGGTACAGTAGTATTCAATGAGGAGGCTAATGTATATGAAATCCATGTAGAAGAGCCTGAGGTTGAAAATATTGACTTTGAGATGGTAGATGACACTGAGAAGGCACCTGAGACAGAAGTAAAGGCTGGTGAAAAGGCTCCTTTTGACCCTACTAACTCCTTTAATGATGCAGAGGCTGATAGCAGACTGTCTCTTGGAGAGTAATTAATTAGAAACTAAAAAAAAATAAGAATATGAGTGAGAATAATAAAAAAGTTGGATATGCTTTCATGGCATTTAGTAAAGGAACAGAGAGCAAGGAAGGCAATGCAGTAAAGAGATATATAGGTGTAGCTCCTGTATTTGTTTTGGCTATAAATCCTAACAAGGCAGAGTTAGAGAAACTTTATAATACCCAGCTTGAAAATGACCCTGAATATTTGAGTGAGGTTGAGGTAGGTGAGGACAAGCACAAGGTACAGACTGTCAGACTTGACTTCATTGTTAAGACTGATGCTGAGAACTGTGGTGGTATTGAGTTTACTACTAAGGTAGCTTTCTTCATCAGGAATGAATACAGATATAATAAAGGCCAAACTAAGGTACAGGTAATTGACAAGTATGGTAGAACTGCTTGGGTTACTATAGAGCAGGCTAGAGCACATGAGATTCCTATATATAAGAATGGTCCTGCCAACATTGACAAGGATTATAGACCTGCTTATCAGGGTGAGGAGGAACTTACCAAATTCATCAAGGCATATCTTGGCATTCCTAATGTAATGAAGTATGTCAATAATACTTGGGTTATGGTAGACAACCCTGAGGATTGTGAAGCAAGACTTGAGAGTATTGCTGAGTACTTCAAGGGTAATTTCAAGGAGCTGAGAGATGTTATTGCATTGCAGCCTAATAACAAGGTTAAGGTATTGTTTGGTGTAAGAACCACTGATGATAACAAGCAGTATCAGGCTGTTTATAATCAGATGTTCTTAAGGAACAATACCACTGATTACAGTAAGTTGGATGAAAACTTGCAGGAAAAGAAGGCTGCTGGTGTATATCCTACTACTGAGTTTATTGTAGATGATTTGAAGGAGTATGATGTAGAGTCTACAGACCTCAGTAACTCTGGTGCAGCAGGTGATATGCCTTTCCCTCCTGGCAATGATGCTGGTAGTACACCTTGGGATTTTGGTAAGAAATAATTAGAAAAAAAACAAATGGCATTCAGCAAAGGTAAATCTTCTGTGAGCCTTGATGATATTCTAAGTAAAGTGACAGAAGCAGACATTCTGTCATATTACTTAGGAGTCACAGAGGTTCCGTGCATAATTAACAGTCCCCTTAGACAGGATAGAAGACCCTCTTTTGGTCTTTATTCTACTGATGGTAGAAGAATATTTTATACAGACTTATCCACGAGGGATAGAGGAGGCTTATTTGACCTTCTTGGTCATATGTGGGGTACTGACTATATCAGTACTCTAACAAGGGTTAATGAAGACATTTCAAAGTTCTGTGGTGGTGCCAATATTCATTCATACACTCCCTGTGCTGTAAGAAATACAAACAGTTACAATAAAGATACAGACTTGCAGTGCAAAGTCAGAGATTGGAGAAGTTATGACATTGAATATTGGTCATCCTATGGTATAACTTTGGAATGGCTCAAGTATGCAGAGGTTTACCCTATATCTCATAAGATTATCATAAAAGATGGTCATAGATATGTGTTTGGGGCTGATAAGTATGCCTATGCTTATGTAGAACACAAGGAAGGTAAAGTTACTCTAAAGATATATCAGCCTTTCAATAAAGCTGGTTATAAGTGGAGTAACAAGCATGACAATTCTGTAATAAGCCTGTGGACTAAAGTTCCTTCGTATGGAGACAGAGTATGTATATGTTCATCACTGAAGGATGCACTATGTCTATGGGCTAATACAGGTATTCCATCTCTTGCCATTCAAGGCGAGGGATATAGAATGAGTGATACTGCAATTAGTGAACTGAAAAGAAGATATAAACAAGTCTTCATTTGCTTGGATAATGATGAGCCAGGATTGAAAGATGCCCAGAAATTAGCTGAGGAAACAGGTTTTACTAATGTAGTATTACCATCCTTTAATGAAGGGAAGGATATTTCAGACTTGTATAAGGCTAAGGGCAAAGATGAGTTCCTTAGAATAATCAAGCCTTTATTTAACCCTTCAAGACAAGAGGACAATGATTGGAATGATTTGCCCTTTTGTATAGATTAAAGTTTCAATAAGTTCAATTTATAAAAAAAAAGTGAAAACATGGAAGCGAGAAAAATTACAGTCGTACAGACTAAGAATCAGAAGAAGAGTGTTATTATGTCAGCAGCCACGACTCTTGCTGAGTTGAAGAGTGACTTGAGAGCCAATGGTATTGACTATGATGGTATGACCTTCTTTGAGGGTACATCAAAGGTTGAATTGAAGAATGATGCTTCAGTTCTTCCTCATGATGTTCCTTACAAGGGAACTATCACCAATGAGTTGGTTTTCATGCTTACTAACACCAATAAGAAGATTAGGTCAGGAGCAATGAGCAGAACTGAGGCATATAATGCTATCAAGTCTATGGGTTTGCAGGATGCTTGTGTAAAGAAGTTTGGTAAGAACTTCACTATGTGTAAGACTGCTGACCTTATTGCATTGGTACAGAACAATGATGCTTTAAAGCCTGCCCCTAAAGCTGAGACTAAGGCTGAGACTAAAAAGGAGGAAAAGGTAGAAGCACCTGTAAACACTCCTAAAGTAAGTGCCTCTGTAGCACCTGCAAGTAAAGGTGGTGAGTGTGTTGATATTGTAGCAAGAACTGCTATCAATAAGTTGGTGGAAATTCTTGAGAACAATGGCACAATTGAGGAGTATGAGAAAGAGGAAGTGCTTGGCATCCTTGGAAGTGAAGTTGCAGTAAGTGCTGCACCTTCTGAGGAGTATAAGCCTAAGTCAGCTTCTCCTTACTCTGATGATGAGATTGATGATATGTTCACAGGAATGGGAGTCAATTAAAAAAAAACAAGTAAGTAGGTAAGGAGGTTAGAAATGCCCCCTTACCTACTTTTTTTACAGTAATATGAGTGAAGAAACAATTAAATTAATTGAGGAAAAGATAGAAGAACTATATAACTCCTTGATGGACAAGCCACTCCGAGTATTGGGCATATTCAATGATTTCTTTGGGGAAGATAGAATTGATATGCAAGGATATTGGAGTTTGGATAAGTTCAAATCTTGGATGAATATAGAGTCTTTATCTACTTATATTCCCGATAGGCATATTGTAAGCATGAACAGGAATGACTGGAGCATGTATGAAGCACAGGCTATTACTGATTTACCTACAGACCAAGTAGAAAAGGTTGTAAGTGCGTTTGCAAATACTATAGTAAAGGAAAGAATTGGTAATGCTAAGTTCAATGACATATTCATTCTTGTACATTTTCCTCATGTAAGAGTAACTAATGAGCATGACAGATTTGTGGATATTAACCATCTGTGGGCTAAGGTGAAAGTAATGTATGATGGCACATTGAATACATTGAATGGTGGATTTAGACTTAACAGGTCAGAATATACTATGCTTCACTTTAGCAGTGGATATATGCACAGTCATATCAGTAGGATTCCTAAAGATGACTTTACCAATTTTCAGAGTCCTTGCACAGGCAGTGGTCCCATCAATGGTACTATTAGTGCCCTCAATAGGGACTATGATGGGGATATGTGGAATATGTTTTGTCTTGAGCTAAGTAAGTATGTAACTGTAGAATCCATTGCTGGCAGACCTTATAATTATTTGGAAAAGCTAGGTACTGATAACATGGAGATGGGTGTAGATAGGTTTGTTACATATCTGTCATCAAACCACTATAACTATGGAAGTGCCCTTAGTTCTGATAAGTTGAGGAAATTTGTAAGAAGCTTTATCAATTCAAAGAAACTTAAATTCAATTATATAAATGGCTCTTATTCTATTGGTATGTCACTCATTGAGTTTATTGTACTTATTAGCAATGAATTTATTAAGTGGTATAATGACCAGTTCAATAAGAAGGAGCTAACTACTGAGTTTGCAGAATTGAAGAGGAGAGATGTCTTAAAAGAATGTGTCATAGATAATGGGAAGATTTACTATGATAGGGGCTTGAACAATGTGGATGATTATATTCAATATATAGGCAAAAAAGTTTGCATGTTCAAGGGAAAAGAGATTACTGTTAATATTACAGATATTGCTGAGGTGAGGAATGAGAATAAGAGTATAATTCTTAATACTCATACTGCACTATACATATTAGCAACAATACTTAAAGTGTTAAATTATAGATATGGAAGAAATAAAGCAACCCACGAAAGTAATCAGCTTGGTACAGAAGTCAGGTACCTATAATTATAAGCTGATTATCCCAGCAGAAGTGGAGAGAAAGATAAGATTTGTCTGCCAAAAAGTGTGGAGTACTGAATGGTCAGGCACATTATTCTTTACACATGAAGGCTCATTTGAAAATGACGACCTTGTAATAAGATGTGTGGATATTTACATTATGGATATTGGTACTCAAGCCTATACAGAGTTTGATATGAATCCTGATGTAATATCCTATATGTGTGAAAATCCTGAACTGCTTGATTGTCAGATGGGCCTTATACATTCCCATAACAATATGAGCACTTTCTTTAGTGGAACAGATACTGCTACTCTAAAGGAAGAAGGCAGGGATAGGAACAATTTTGTATCTCTTATTGTGAATAATGCAGGTACTTATACTGCTGCAATCACAAGGAGAATCAAGTCAAAGCAGGTCATGGAGTCTGTATCTTATGAGTTCTTTGGTGATGGTGAAAAGCAGGATACTAAGGAATATGTAAGTGATGCAGATGAAATTGAATGGTTCTACCTTAAAATAGAGAAAGAAGGTGAGAATTATTCCTTTCCAGACATGGCAGCAAGACTTGAGGGAATTAAGCAAGCTAAGGCAGAGAAAGCCAAGAAAGTACAGACACCTGTATATCAGGGTGGTTATAAGCCTATTATTGCTAATTCCCATGATACAAAGGCAGGTCCAGCAAATCTTGTCAAGAAGGAAGCTAATAAGCCTAAGGTGGTTCAGCCAACTCTCTTTGATAATACAGATGACTTGCCATTTGATGATAACTATAGTCTGCCCTATGGTCAGGTGACATTTGATAGAGCTACTTTGAAATCTCTTGTACTCCAATTGATTACAGGCAGTATTATTATCCCTAATGATAGTAAGATTGATATTCCTAAATGGGTTAAGTCAATGCCTACACTGTATGAAAAGAGATTTGGTAAGGGTGAAGAAGGCATGAAAAATTTCAAAGTGTGGGCAGATACCTATGCAGATTATCTTACATGGTATACGACAGATGAGAAATTAGAAGAGCTTGGCTTTGATGAAACAGAAATTTGTGCTATTTGTGCCCATGATATGATAGAGGAGCTTACAAAACTCCCTGAAAATGATTATATCAAAGGGTATATTGATGTACTTCAAAAATATTTAATATTATGAATGAAGAAGTAACAATTCCACAAGAAGCAACTGAAGCTTACAATTCCCTTATGGAAAGTATTAATGAGGATAATGTTCGTGAATATCATGAGGTAGGATATGCTGACATTAGCACTACCAATAATGTTCTTAATGGTATTAGAATGGGTGATATTACCTCTCTCAATGTTGTTGGTTTGGATGGTGTACCTAATACCTATAAAATTGTATATAGTGACACTGAAGGTGTAACAAGTATCTTTGTCAATGAACACTTCAAGAGTTTAATTGAAGAGGCTTGGGCTATGAGGACAGGCAGCTCTGTAGAAGATAATGGTGATAGTATTAGTTTTGAACTTTCAGAGGAAGAGCAAGCTATCCTTGACCAAGCTGTAGAAGATGCACACCAAGAGATACCTACAAACTCTGCAACTTTGCTTGTGGATGAAGCTACAAGTAGGTTCAGTTCTGCCATTTGGTATGAGAACATTCAAAAGAAGACTGTCATTTTGGCAGGTGTAGGTGGTATTGGTAGTTATGTGGGCTTTTTATTGGCAAGAATGAAGCCAGCTTCCATGTTTATCTATGATAATGATATAGTAGAAGCTGTCAATATGTCAGGTCAGTTATATGGTCAATCTGATTTAGGTAGACCTAAGGTATCTGCACTGGCTGAGATGATTAGGAACTATGCTGGCTATAGTAGTGTCTTTGCAATAAGTGAAAGATTCACTGATGAGTCTGAGGCATCAGACATCATGATTTGTGGCTTTGATAGCATGGCAGCAAGAAGAATTTTCTTTAATAAATGGGTAAATCATGTTCAATCCAAACCAGAAGAGGAGAGAAAGAATTGCTTGTTTATTGATGGCAGATTAGCAGCAGAAGAGTTTCAGGTATTGTGTATTAAGGGAGATGATGAGTACAACATCAATAGGTACAATAATGAGTTCCTATTCTCTGATGCAGAAGCTGATGAAACTATCTGCTCCTATAAACAAACTACCTTCTGTGCAAATATGATTGCATCTTATATGGTTAATTTGTTTGTAAACTTCTGTGCTAATCAATGTGAGCCTGTCATTGACAGAGACTTGCCATTCCTTACCACATATAATGCAGAAATAATGTATTTTAAAACTGAAGTATAATGGAATTTAGCCCAAGATTTGTATATAATGTAATGGGTGTTTTTGATAACAATGAATCTGATAATCCAGACCAGCTTGAAATGAGTCTGTCTCTTGATAGTAACAATGTATTTAGAAGAAGTCTTGTCATTGAAGTAAACAATGATGAGGTAGAGATACCTGTGATTGCAAGAAGACACTTTGAAAAGGTGGTCTCAGATAATTTGGCTCATCCTACAATTATGGGAGTCAAGAAGATAATACTGCCATTATATGATAATGCACCAAGCCAAGAGAGAAGAACCTTTGGTAGTATCATGGTTCAATTATTTGCTAATGTAGAATATGGTAAAAGATTGCAGAAGATAATTACCAATAAGGGTGAAGTGTATTATGGTGGTAAAGGTATCATCTTTGATGAGAGCTACACTCCATTACTATTATGTACATTAACTGCAAGAAGTGTACATACTGAGAACAATGGTAATACTATGGTCTATTACAGACCTGTGTGCCATGTCAGTCCCAAAGTATTCTTAGAGCCTGATAAGTTGATTAATAAAGGTATCATTAAGAAATTGATTCCCTGTTATACAAGTAGGGATATAAGTTTCCCAAGAAGCAATCACAATTTCAGCAATAATCTGGAGGACAGGAAAGTAAAGGTCATAGTAGATAATTTCAATAAGTTCTTTATAGAACCTATTAAACCTACTCCATCTACCTGCTCTAATGATGCACTGAATGAATGCCTTATTGACAATATTGATGACATAATGATGCTGATATGACATCAGATGAATACTTTGGAGATTGGATGAAAGTAATTGATAGGACAGAGCTTAATAATGTAATGGTTAAGGTTGGACAGGAATACAGGAGGAAGCCATTGTGTCCTGCCCAATCTGATGTATTCAAAGCATTTGAGCTTTGTCCTCTCAAGGACTTAAAAGTAGTTATGTTAGGTCAAGACCCCTATCCACAAAAGGGAGTTGCAACTGGCATACTTTTTGGTAATAGGAAGGAAGTGAATGAGGATAACTTGTCTCCTTCATTAAATATTGTTAAAGAAGCAGCCATTAATTTTGAGGTTCCACATTATTGTATTACCTTTGACCAAACTTTGGAGAGTTGGGCTAAACAGGGAATACTAATGATAAACTCTGCACTCACTGTAGAAATGAATAGGATAGGTTCCCATGTAATGTTATGGAGACCATTCATAGCTAAATTGCTAAAGAACTTGTCTGAGTATAATACAGCTATAGTATATGTATTGTTTGGCAGACAAGCCCGAACCTTCAAACCTTATATCAATAGTAGATTCAATCACATTATAGAGATTGAGCATCCTGCATACTTTGCAAGGAGTGGTACTAAGATGCCACATCAGCTATTTGTTGATATAAGTAATAAGGTAAAAGAGATTTATGGTGTGCCTATAAAATGGTATAAAGAGTATTAATATTAAATAATAAAAACAAAATGGAAAAGATTTATTTGAAAAATGGTAAAGAAGTACAGATTGGAGACACTCTGACTAAAGTATCTAAAGTGAAAGACCCCTTCTTTGGTAAGGGTACTGTAATTGAGCATATTAAAGTAACTAAGGACATCCTTCCTAAGCTCCTTAAAGCTGGTATTGTTACTACCGCCAAACCTGAAAAGCCTGTAGCTGAGACTGAGGTTCCTATGGAACTAGGGTACTACATTCAAAAGATTGCAGAGAAGCTTGGCTGGAAAGTTGAGAAGGTCTACAACTATCTCAATAGTGTAGATAGTATTCTTCCTGCTGCTGCATTCTCTATGGTACTTAGAGAAATAGCTATTGAGTTGGACAAAAAGTATGAGGACCATATTGAGAAGAGTCCTGAGATTTATGTAATCTCTATGCTTGATGGTAGGATTACTAAGGCTAATAAGGCTCATATCAAGAACTATAGGAACTTTGCAGCATTCAGGACTGTAAGTGATGCAAAGATTGCCTGTTCTATTGTGAGAGATATACTGAAAGAAATGTTCAAGAATAATGGCTAATAAGAAGATTAGAAATGCTACTGTCTGCAAAGGCAGTAGCATTACTTTTAAATCTCAATTAGAGAAGACTATCTATAATACTCTGATAGAACAAGGATTTACTCCTGAATATGAGCCTAAGAGAATTATACTATTGAACTTTGAGCCTTGTACTGTCCCTTTCTATGATAAGGAAACTGACACTCAATATAAGAAGAGGCTTGAAGAAGGTGGGAAACCCCCAAAGCTTCTCAACCTTAAAGGTAATGTATTATTACCAATTACTTATACTCCAGACTTTTATATTCAACATAATAATATAGATGTTTGGATAGAAGCTAAGGGAATGGAAAATGATGTGTACTATTTGAAGAAAAAGTTATTTAGGAGATATTTAGAGAATCAGTCTAAGCAAGGTATAAAGAGTATTTTCTTTGAGATTTACAGTAAGAAGCAGTTACTACAGGCTATAGAAATATTCAAACAATATGCAGAAGAATGTAATACAAGAATTGATAAAAGAGGCTAACAAAAGTCCTACACTTGAATATAGTGACAATATTTTAGTTTTCAAGGATAATGTCAAGGATACCATAAAAGCAGTCAAGAGGAGACTTGGTATCTTACAGACTTTGGAAATGGAAATAGATTATGAATTAACTGTAAATCATGTGGATGATGAATAGAAAAAGTTTAAGAGATATATCTTGGGATGTGTCTGAAGAAACATATAGGGCAGACCCAGCATTAAGCTATTCAACCCTTGCAAGATATGAGAGGGAAGGATTCAATAACTTGGATAAATTATTTGACAGGATAGAAACACCTTCTCTTACTTTTGGTAGTGCTGTGGACAGCATTATTACAGGTGGTCAAGAAGAGTTTAATGGGAGATTTATGGTTGCTGAGTTTCCTTCTACTCCAGACTCTGTTACAAAGATGGTAAAATCTTTGTTCAGTCAGTATGGAGATTCTTATAGGAGTCTTATTACAATTCCTGATGCTGCAATCATTAAGGAGACTGAATATCAGAGTTATCAGATGAATTGGAAGCCTGAGACAAGAGCTAAGGTTATCAAGGAGAAAGGAGCTAACTACTATAACCTGCTATTTATAGCAGGTAGCAAGACTATACTTGATACTCAGACCTATCAAGATGTGTGTAATGCAGTAAGGGCATTGAAAGAGAGCAAATCCACTCAGTTCTACTTTGCAGAGAATAATCCATTTGAACCAGACATTGAAAGATTTTATCAGTTGAAGTTCAAAGGAGAGTTTAATGGTGTAAAGTATAGAAATATGGCTGACTTAATTATAGTTAATCATAAGGAGAAGTGGATAAAGCCAGTAGATTTGAAAACAAGTTCCCATGCAGAGTGGGATTTCTATAAATCCTTCATAGATTGGAGATATGATATTCAAGCCAGACTATATTGGGCTATTATAAGGCAGAATATGGATAAGGATGAGTATTTCAAAGACTTCAAGCTACTTGACTATGATTTCATTGTAGTCAATAGGAGAATCCTTGTCCCATTGGTGTGGACTTGTCCATTTACAAAGGCAGTAGGCACATTAAAGTTTGGAAAGAATGACCAAATAGAAATGAGAAGTCCTTTTGAAATAGGAGAAGAGCTTTCTTTTTATCTCACTTCTAGACCAAAAGTTCCTGTGGGCATTAATGAGACTGGTTCTAATGATTTAAAAGAATGGTTAAATAAGATTTGATATGCAAGTAGTAAAAAGAGATGGCAGTATAGAGGAATTTAATGTTGATAAGATTATAAGTGCTGTAGAGAAAGCCTTTAAGTCTTGCAACAAGAAAATGCCTCAGTATCTGTATGATATGCTTGGTGCTTTATTTGGCACTTTGGAAGGAGATACTATAGGTATTGAAGAGATACAGAATAAGGTTGAAGATGTTCTTATGAATGACAAGTACTTTGATGTAGCAAAGAGTTATATCATTTATAGAGAGCAACATAAGCAGGCAAGGTTCATTAGGGAAAGAATTGATTATATGAATGAGTACAGTCAGTCTAATGAGAATGCATCTACTTCATCAGAAACAGATGCTAATGCAAATGTAACTATGAAGAATGTTGCTAACCTTGAGGGTGAAGTGTATAAGACTACTAATAGGGTTATTCAGAGGCAAAGGATGAAAGATAAGCTGAATGAAATGTACCCTGAAGTAGCCAAGGAGTATGAAGAGGATTTGAACTCTCATATTATTTATACACATGATGAAGCAACCACTCCTGTCTTGAAGCAGTATTGTATGGCTGTGGGTCTATATCCTCTTATGGTGGAAGGAGTAGGTAATATTGATGGTATCACTCCAACACCTCCTAATGATTTACAATCATTTAGTGGACAAATAACTAATCTTACCTTCTTACTTTCTTCTCAATGTAAAGGTGCAGTAGCCTTTGGAGAATATTTCATTGCTTTAAACTATTACATTATTGCAGAGTTTGGAGATAAGTGGTATGAGAAGCTTGACTGTGTTGTAACAAATTCTCATTGTAAGGTTCAAAGAACAGTCAGAGATTTTATAGAGAAAGCTTTCAAGCAGTTTATTTATGGTATTAATCAGCCTGCTGGTAACAGGTCATATCAAAGTCCATTTACAAATATATCTTATTATGACCATACATACTTTAGTTCATTGTTTGGAGAGTTCTATTATCCTGATGGTACCAAGCCCCAATGGGAAGCAGTAGATTGTCTGCAAAGATTATTTATGAAGTTCTTCAATAAGTTGAGAACTAAACAGATATTAACTTTTCCTGTTGAGACAATGGCTATGGTGTATGACCCTAAGACCAATGATATTATAGACAAAGACTATAAAGACTTTACTGCTGAAATGTATGCAGAAGGTCATAGCTTCTTCACCTATATATCAGATAGTGCTGATAGTCTTGCATCATGTTGTAGGTTGAGGAATGAGCTTGCAGAGAATACCTTCAATCCTACATCAGGTCTTACTGGTGTAATGACTGGTAGTTGTAATGTTATTACTCTTAATATTAATAGAATTGTTCAAGATTGGTGTAAATCTATAGGAGGAGTTCCTACTGTAGGTAATCAACATGATTCTCTTAAATTTTATTTAATACATATATTAAATAGAGTATATAAGTACCATATTGCATTTAAGACAATGCTCTATGAACTTGAAGATAAGGGAATGTTTGCTGCTTCAAATGGTGGATATATCCACATAAGCAAGTTATATAGTACCATAGGTATTAATGGCTTAAATGAGGCTGCTAAGTTCTTAGGTCTTGAGGTATCTAACAACAAGGAATATATTGAGTTCTTACAATTGGTTCTTGGTACTATTAAGGAACAGAACAAGTTACACTCTATACATGATAGTAAGAGACCTTTCTTGTTTAATTCTGAGGTAGTTCCTGCTGAATCTCTTGGTGGTAAGAATTATAGATGGGACAAAAAAGATGGATTAGAACCAATGTCCATCTAAAACCTCTTTTAATTGACTCAGAAGTCCCTATGGGATTATGAGGGGCAAGCAAGAGAAATCTGTGCAGCCTGACAGACTAAACAAAGAGGACTTTAATATACAATCTGTGAAGATAGAATATTAAGGTATGCAATAGTCGGAACTCTATGGTAACATAGAGAGGTTAATAGAAATATTAACCCATTCATTAGAAATATAGTTATAATCTTGCATAATTGGGATAAAATTATTATCTTTGTACCCAAAACAGAGATAATTTATGGAAACCAAAATTTGTAGAGAATGCGGAAGAGAACTTCCTATAGACCAATTTGAGTTGGAACATACTAAATATGGAGATAGAAGGAGAGGTACTTGTAGAGAGTGTAGAGCAAGATACAGAAAACAATGGAGGCAGAATAATCCTGATTTGTATCATGCACAAGCTGCAAGACACCAAGACAGACAAAGTGAGTGGCTTAAAACTATGAAAACCCCTTGCGTTGTTTGTGGAGAATCAGAGCCAGTAGCTATTGATTTTCATCATATTAACCCAAATGAGAGAGAGTTTACTATAGGCAAACATAGAGGTAAAAATAGAGAATGGCTATCTCAAGAAATATCTAAATGTGTTTGTTTATGTGCTAACTGCCACAGGAAAGTCCATGCTGGGTTGATAGACTTAAATGACTATATTACTAATGAATCACCTCTCTGCACAACGGGGGAGGGTGTAACAGAATGATTGGGTTCCTGAAGATGAAAATCTTTACAACTCATATTTCTTTGATGCCCATGATGATACTTCAGTATTAGATAAGATGATTCTGCATGGAAGGCAGACAGCACAATATTGTGATGGAGGTTCAGCTTGTCATATCAATCTTGAAGACCATTTAAGTAAGGAGCAGTATCTCAAGCTGATAGACTTTGCCATAGCTAATGGAACCAACTACTTCACATTTAATATTCCTAATAGTAAGTGTGATGATTGTGGTTACATTACTAAGCATCCTATTACTGAATGCCCAAAGTGTCACAGTAAGAATATCACTCAATATACAAGGGTAATTGGGTATCTTAGACCTATTAAGTCCTTTGGTAAGGATAGACAAATAGAAGCAAGTAAAAGAGTTTATAGTAAAAATATTAAGTAATATGGAATCAGAAATAGTTAAAACAAAGCAACTCAGAAAAGATATTGATGAGGTGCTTCAAAGAGTGAAAGAACTTTCTTCTACAAGAGAAAGAAGTCTTGCAGTAACTAAGTTACAAGAGGGCATTATGTGGTTAGGTATGCACTTAAAGGCTCTTAATAGTCCTGACCCCTATCCAGGAAGCAAGAATCCTGAGTCTGGAGATTATGTAGCACCAACTGCTGATGGATTGAAACTGTGATATGTTAAAGTATGTAGATACAAAAGTAGTCTTTGCTGAAGTGCCAGATGAAATAACTCTTGCTATCAACATATCTAATTGTCCATGCCAATGTAAGGGCTGTCATAGCTCTTACTTGGCACAAGACATAGGAGAGCCTTTGGTATGGTGGACTGAGTATTCAAATGAAGAACACTCTATTGATACTTGTATAGAAGAGTTAATAGAAAGTAATGAAGGTATTACCTGTATCTGTTTGATGGGTGGAGATTCAGAACCTGAATTAATTAATGCTCTTGCAAATGAAATAAAATATAACTATAATGGTATTAAAACAGCTTGGTATAGTGGAAGGCAAGAGTTAAGTAATCACATTGACTTGTATAACTTTGATTATATAAAACTTGGTCCTTACAAAGAAGAGTTTGGTCCACTTAACAGTAGGACTACTAATCAGAGATTTTATGGGGTTAGTAATGGAGAATTGATAAATATAACAAGTAAATTTTGGAAACATGAAACTGAAAATTAAAGTAAAAGTATTGACTGAAGGCTGTATGCCTGTGATTAATGAGAATGGTGATTGGGTTGACCTTAGGGCAGCAGAAGACATAGTATTAAAAGCCCCTCAAGCAGGTGTATTAAAGAGGAAGATTATTGATGGTGTAGAAATATCTCATAGAGATGTGTCATTTGATACTAAATTGTTTGGACTAGGTATTGCAATGGAACTTCCTAAAGGATTTGAAGCTCAAGTATTACCAAGAAGTAGTACTCCTAAATTAGGATTCTTTCAACCTAATTCAGAAGCTGTTATAGACAATGTTTATAATGGAAATAATGATGAATGGAAGTATTGGGCTACTGCACTAAGAGATACTACAATTCATAAAGGAGATAGAATCTGTCAATTTAGGATTCAACTTAGTCAGAAAGCTACTATGTGGCAGAAGATTAAATGGCTGCTAAGTTCAGGTATTGAACTTGTGGAAGTAGATGACTTGGGTAATGATAACAGAGGGGGAATTGGTACTTCTGGTGTCAAATAATAACCAAAAGAAAGTATGAAGCATGGTATTAGAAGTAATTGGTATTATACTTGCAGTAATCATTCTATCTATTATCATTAATGGTGTAGAAGATTACTGTAAGCAGAGTAAAAGGGTAAATATGTCTTTCAAAGAGGCTATGGATTTGGTAGAGTTGCCTGTGGTAACATTCTATAATGGAGATAAGAAACTTAACTTCTTATTGGACACTGGAAGTAATATCTCTCAAATCAACAGCTCCATTCTCCCTCTCCTTGACTATAAGGAGATAGAGGGAAAAGACATGAATGTGGTTGGAATTGAAGGTAATAAGGCAGTAAATACTGGGTTCTGTGAAATGACAATTACTTATAAAGGGCAAGAATTTATAGGTGATTTCTGTATTCATGATTTGGATGATGCCTTTGCTATTGTTAAGGAAGAGTCTGGTGTGCAGATTCATGGTATCCTTGGCAGCCTGTTCTTCCAAAAATATAAATATGTCTTTGACTTTGAAAGTCTTATTGCTTATTCTAAGAAATAATGGAAGATATTATAAAACTTAGGTCCAGATATGAAGCTGAGAACTATCTCAAGAAAATGCCTAAACCTGATGGTTCTGAATCAAAAACTTATGTACTCAAGACTGATATACCTACATTAAGAGTAGGTGAAGTTCAAGGAGGAAATAAGTTTATTGACCCATCAGGAGGTCCAATGATTGTGGTAGGTTATGAGCTTGAAGAGGCCAAGGCAGTTGTCAAGTCTATAGACTTTGTTGAAGGTTATGGATGGACTATAACATTTGAATAATGATATATTTTGTTAGTAATCAGAGAGAACTATTTGAGTTTCCAAATGCTAAGTATAAGTGTATCTCCATGGAAGAGTCTCTTAAAATATTAGAGCCTCTTCGAGTAGTAGGTTTAGATACTGAAACTACAGGTACAGAGATATGGCAAGGTAAATTGCTTACTCTTCAGCTTGGTAATAAGGAAAATCAAGTTGTAATAGACTGTATGACTATTGATGTCAAACAGTATAAAGATTATCTTGAAAGTGACAGATTATTCATCATTCATAATGCAAAGTTTGATTTAAGATGGCTGTATAAGGAACATATTGTAGTCAGAAATGTCTATGATACTTATTTAGCTGAGAAGATTCTATTTCTTGGATTTCCACCTGGCATTGTATCTTTGTCCTTGCAGGCTTGTTGTGATAGGTATTTACATATCTATCTTGACAAGACTGTCAGAGGACAGATACATGCAGGTATGACAGAAGAAGTTATAGTTTATGCAGCAAATGATGTTGTGCATCTTGAGGATATTATGAACTTACAGCTTGTTACTATCAATGCAAGAGGTCAGAAAGTGGCACTTGACATTGAGAATGAGTTTGTAAGAGTCCTTGCATATATTGAATATTGTGGCATTAAACTTGACCCTGTTAGATGGAAAGCTAAGATGGCTAAAGATGCAGAGAGGTTAAAGATTGCTGAGCAAAAACTTAATGATTGGGTAGTAGATTATGTAATGAAAAAGGGTGACTCCTCTCTTATTGCAAGAAACTATGATACTCACAAGAAAGGTAAGCCAGCCAAACTTGCAGATAATGTGTATGTAGTAATACCACAACCCTCATTATTCTCTGAGTTTGATACTGGGCCTCAATGTATTATTAACTGGAATAGTTCCAAGCAGGTAATCAAATTGTTTGAAGAACTTGGGTTTGACCTATTAGTCAAAGACAAGAAAACAGGCAAAATGAAAAAGTCTGTGGAGTCTAAGTTTATAGAATTGCAAGCAAGTAAGAGCAGTATTGTTCCTTTATACTTGGAATATTCAGCAGCTTTCAAGGTAGTAACATCTTTTGGTCAAAACTTCCTTGATGCCATTAATCCTGTTACACAAAGAATCCATCCAACATTCAATCAAATGATGGATACAGGTAGGTTATCTTGTGGCTCAGGAGGAAAAGGTAAAGGAGGCAAGACTAAAGATGATGATGTTGCAGAGGAGGCAGATGAGAATAAAGACACTTCTATACAGGCAAATGACAAGAGTGTTAATGTTCAACAACTACCAGCCACAGAAGAAACAAGAGCAGCATTTGTGCCTGAAAAGGGACATTTGTTAGTAGATTGTGATTATGGAGACCAAGAGGGTCATGTATTCACTGAACTATCCAATGATAGGGAATGGATTGCATTTTATAATGACCCTGCCCAGAGAGATGGACATTCCTTTGTAGCCAAGATGTGTTTCCCTAAAGACCTTGATGGGGTTGCAGAGAAAGATGTCAAGAAGGTAAGAAAAGACCTTAGGGATTTGGCTAAGAAGGCAAGGTTCTGTTTCAATTATAATGGTCAGGCTCCTACAATGGCAACTAATTGTAATATTCCTGTGGACTTTGCAACTGAGATTTATAACAACTATTTCAAGAGATTCAATGGTATAGCAAGCTATTTCAAGGTACAAAAGAGAGACATGTGGAATAGAGGCTATATCCTAATCTCAAAGATAACTGGATTAAGGGCATATATCTATGACTATCCTATACTGAAAGGTATTGAAAGGAGAAAGAATGGTATGGAAGATTTCTGGGATATATATAAAGCTGCAAGAGATAGTGGCAGAGTAATATCTGAAATTCCACCATCTGTCATGCAAGAAATTGCAAAGAAGTTTGCCCAAGGTGTTCCTATTGAAGAAGTGGCTGTTAGGTATTCATATAAGGTTAAAAAGGCAGGTAAGGTGGAAGAAAGATTCATTGATATTAACAGGGAAACTGTATATGTGTCAGTGATGAAATACTTATGGAAGAGGAAGAGTGCTTCTGATAACCAGTCATGCAACTATCCCTCACAAGGCACTGCTGCTGCAATGACTAAGATAGCAGGTATTAGATACTTTAATCACTTAGTTAATGATGGGCTTATATTCAAAGTTCTCATTCCTAATGATGTGCATGATGAGTATTTGATAGAGCCACCTGAAGAAATTGCAGAGCAGGAAGCTAAGAAATTAAGTGAGTGTATGGAGTATGCGGCTAATATCTTTTGTAAAAAAGTATCCATTAAGGCAGTTCCTGAACTGGCATCCTGCTGGGTACATTGAAAAGAAAAATAATATGGAACAGAGAGTTGATAATGTTAATCATCCTCCACATTACACATGGCTTAAAAAGTTATGTGGTGTAGAGGTCATTGATATTACTAGACACATGAACTTCAACCTAGGGAATGTAATTAAATATGTCCTTAGGTCAGGTCATAAATCTGAAAAGGGCATGAGTGATAAACAAAAGAGGATAGAAGATTTGAAGAAGGCTGCCTTCTATCTCAATGATGAAATAAAAAGACTAGAAAAAGATGGAATATCAGAAGATTAATACTCTTTTTAAAAGAGATGTAAAGAATGTAATTATTCCTTCACATCTGTGTTTCCTTCTGTTTAGGAGCCTATTGTATAGGAGGGCTAGGAGCTAGTTTAGTAGTACTTCCTCTTGTGCTTTTGGTTATTAAAGATATTATCATTTTCAAAATTTTAATTATGTTAGGTAGTCATAATAGTTTAACATATCTTTCTCCTAAAACACTTTGGGGAAAGATATTATCTCCTTGGACTAAGTGTCAAGACAAGGACTTAATAAGGCAATATAACAATGGTGCTAGATACTTTGACATAAGAGTAAGGTTTGACAAAGACGGAAACCCTGTGGCAGTTCATAATAAGGTAGAATATAGAGGAGATGTCTACCATATATTAGAACTGCTGAATGAATATATCCAAGTCAATGGCTTTAATAAAGCATATCTTAGATTAATCCTAGATATAAGAAGTAAGAGTGACTTTGAGGAAAACCAACTACTCAGGCAGAGACTCCTCTTTGTAGAGTTTTGTCATAAGGTAATAAACCTTTATGACAATCTAGTAGTAGCTTCAGCCATAACTTATTGGAACTGGCAATCAGTAATGCCTTACATAGCAGTTTACAAAGACATACAACCTCCAACCATCTCTGAGCTGGATTATCGGGGCTTAATAGAGATTCATGCTAGTGTCACTGCTAAATGGTATGAGTACCTACTAGGAACTAAATGGTATGCTGATAGCATTAGAGAATTGTATGATTCTTATAAAATTAGAGAGAGTATATATTTAGTAGATTATATTTAACAGTAGGATATGACATTTATAATACATTTCAAAGATGGACACAGGGAAACCTATAGTAATAGGTATGATGAGGATGTAGAGCATGAGAGAGATGCAGCATGGGATGATGTCTATGCTACATTTCCTGATGCTGACTATATAGAAGAATTTTAATATGACTCTAGATGAATATTTATTGATAAGGTTTAATAAAAGTAATCATCCTAAGTACAGAAAGTATGCAATAGAGTGGATAAATAATCTTACTACAGAGCAACTATCTTACTTTAGAAAAGAAATGATTAAATCAATTATAATATGAAAATACTAGATGAGTGGAATTAAAGTTAGTGTTAAAACAAAGGCTAAAGAGACTCTGAAACTATCTAACCACCTAAGGTCATTTCTTTTTGAACAGGAGTATGGTGAATTGAGTAACTGTACTTCTGCTCAGAAGAAAATCCTTAGGGATGCTTTGTTAGTTTTGAACTCTGTAGTCAATAAAAGTAAGTAATATGACAGAGAAGCAACTAAGATGGCAGAAAAGGAATAGAATACTTTTTAGGTTAAAAGGTATTACAGGCTTTTCCTTTGAAGAGGGAGTGCTTACACCTCTTGAAATGAATGAACTGAATACTGCCCTTAGCATCATTAGAAAAATAATCCGAGATTCAACAGAGTCAAGTATTGAATTAGGATTTAATGCCAAGAAGAGGTGCTTTTGTGGGGAACCTGTTGTGGAAGGCAGTGAATATTGTAAAGAACATAAAGAATACATGGGGGAAAGACAATGCCAAAGATAATTTTATGTAGAGGTATTCAAGGTAGTGGTAAGACTACATGGGCTAAACAATGGGCACTTGAAGACCCAGAACATAGAGTAAGATTCAACAATGATGACATCAGAAATATGTTAGGTAAGTATTGGGTTCCCAGCAGAGAGGATTTAGTAAAAAGCTTGAGAAGTGTTTTCTTGCTAAGTTCTATGTCCTGTGGACTTGATATTGTTATCGACAATATGAATCTCAATCCTAAGGAAATAGAGTATTATAACACAATACTTGATAGTTGGAATAATCCAAAGGGAGTAGTGCCTGATGTAGTAAGACCCAAGTATAGCCTTGAGTTCAAAGACTTCTTTACACCCCTTCAAGAGTGTATAGAGAGGGACTCAAAGAGACCTAATCCTGTGGGAGAAGAAGTCATAAGGAAGACTTATGAAAAGTATAAAGACATCCTGAATGTATAGTATGAGACAATATATATCAAGAGAGTTCATAAAGATAGTAGAGTTTAATGGTTTCCATTATAACAGACATAGTGGAGACCATGCTATCTATGTGAATGATAAGGGAAGGCATATCAGCATACCTAAGAATCTTGAATGTGTAATTGCTCGAAGACTGATTAAAGAGAATAACTTGATAACAGACATTAAAAGGAGAAAAAAAAATAATGGACAATTGTAATTATCCTATGGGTGCAGATACTAAAGATGCACCCTGGAATCAAACTGATAATCCTGAAAGGGAAATTGAGGTCACAGTAAGTATCACCCTTAGTAAAACTGTAAAGGTTAGAGTATCTGACTATGAGATTACTGACTCTGGAAAGGATGAAGATGGTGAGTATTCTGAGGATATAGACTACTCAAACTGTGACCTTAAAGGTGCAGTTGAAGAGCAGATTGTATTACCTCAAAGTGCTCACCCTTATGTTAAGAGCAATCCAAAAGTACATGAAGATTTAAGTAATTGGTGTGTTGATGATTTTGAAGTAAATTTGGAGGAGTAGCTATGGAAAGATTAGTTGTAATGGACTTCTCTGATAGTAGTGTAAGTGTATATACTAATCCTGAAGATAAGGATACTGAAGCACTATTAAGAGAGTATGGACATAACATTGATGAATGTAGTGTTATGTTCTGTGAGAGTGTAACTATAAATTTAAAATAATGAAAGTATTAAAGATTTATTCGAGAACTTGTGGACCCTGTAAAGTACTGGAGAGTAATCTTCAACTTGCGGGTATTCCTCATGAAAGTATAGATGTTCAATCTATACAAGGTGAAGATATTGTAGCCAAGTATGAGATAAGAACAGTACCTACTCTTATCTTAGTAGATGATGAGGGAAATGTTGTAAAAAGACATAGTGGTCTGTTAGGTATTCAAGAGTTAAAAGGGTTCTGCAATGAAGCTAATTAAGCCAAGTTTTGAAATATGGAATCAGCCTGCTGGTCTTGAAGGAGTTTATAAACAGATTGAGAAAGTGGGCAGAGTATGCTATAAATCTGAGGATAAGATAACAGAAGGTTCTGCTAAGCCATTTGTAGACAGGATGATTAAGTCTGGTCATGGTGCTATGTTGGAACATGGAACTGTGTATTTGGAATTTCATGTTAAAGACCCATCTGAGGTAGGAGAAGAAGAGTATCATAGTCAGCAAAGTGAACTAAATAAGCTTATAAGTAGGTATGCTAATAATAAATACTCTATAATAAAAGTAAATCATTATTATGATACTGTCTTCATAACTACTAATTACAGGGTATTAATAGAGAATAATTGGCTCAAAGACTTAAAGTATATCTGTGAACCTACAGTGTTCCATGAGAAGAGAGTTACTGTACACTTTGTATGTGATAGAGGTGTATCACATGAGTTTGTAAGGCATAGAGTAATGTCTTTTGCTCAAGAAAGTACAAGATACTGTAACTACTCCAAGGATAAGTTTGGTAATGAAATTACCTTCATTATTCCTTGTTGGTTAGATATACCAGAAGGAAGAGCATATTGGCATGATGGAATAAATTATAGAGTTGGGGCTACAGAGGAGAATCCATTTGGAGAATCTGTGAACTTCAAGGCTTGGGTAAATAAAAAGAGTAATTATGTAGAAGTATGTGATTACATTCAAGCATTAGATAGTGCTGAGAAGGCATATTTTAGGTTGATGGATAAATGGGAAAATAGAGTTGCTGATATAAGATATACTACAGGATTTAAAGGTAATCCATGGACACCTCAGCAAGCAAGAGCTGTTTTACCTAACTCCTTAAAGACAGAATTGGTTGTAACTGGATTTGTATCTGATTGGAATCACTTCTTTGACCTAAGAGCAAGAGGTACTACAGGTGCTCCACATCCTCAGGCTAAGGAATTAGCAGAACCTTTGATGAAGGAATTTATTGCAAGAAAGTATATTAATAACTAAAAAAAAAGATTATGGCTATTGAGCATATAAATCAGTTAAAACAAGGTTCCATTATTAGTGAGAGTTCTCACTATATTGTGAACAGAGTATCAGGTTCTAATGCTTGTCTTACTCATTTTGAAAGTGGTGAAGAGGTTCAGATTGGTATGAGCTATTTGAAGAACTATACTGATTCTGCTGACTTGTTTGAGACTACAGTAAAAGTAACTAAGGAAGATAAGAAGGATGGTACTCTTGGTATTAGAAGCATCTGGGAGAACATCCACTCTGGTCAGGTATTTACTGTATGCTTTAAGAAGCAGGATAAGCCTAAGAGTAAGAAGAAGCTCAATGAGGAGATTGACTATCTTGTAGACCAGTTCTCTAAGGATATTGATAAGGTTAAAGCAAATAAGAAGGGAGTAGCTGAAAGGGCTAAGCAACTCATTACTGAGCTTATCAAAGAGCCTATCTTACCCTATGAAGAAGGTGAAGATAGAGTCCTTAGAGGCTATAAGATTCAATTTGAGTCAAGAGATGGTAGATATAATTGCATTGATATGGATATACAACAAACAGATAAAGAGTCTGGAGTTAGACCTGTCAATATCAACACCATTAAATATTTAATCTTTGGTGGTGTCAAGTATGTAGTTGAATAATTCTTGTAAGGGGGAATAAGTTAAATACTTGTTCTCCCTTTAGCTTTTTGAATAAAAGCTTGTATATTACAATTAAATTCCTTACCTTTGCACAAATAATATTTTAAATTATATGAGTTGTTTAATTATAACACCAGAAATTAGAGAATTAGCTAAGAAGTTTCCTAATGAAACAGAGCAATCAATACTTAATTTGGTTGGACTGTGGCAGGAAAAGAATAATAAGTCTATTGAGGATATTCCATTAGGTAGTGAACTCAATGATTTTATTAAGGAAATAAGAAAGGCAGTCCCATCTAAGTGGGCAAGAACTGCTGAAAATGGCTATGAAGTTTCTACAAGAGGAGATAAAAGATTTTCTGCTCTTGTAGCTACATTCAAGAAAGGCACTGTTATAGATGGTGTTGATGTAGGTGGCAGAACTATTGAAGATGTGTATCAATCTGTCATTAAGAAGAGTAGAAAAGGTCAAGCTCCTGCTAAAGATTCAAGACTCTATAATGAAGCTTTGAAAACTAAAGAAGAAAGAGAAGACTTCTCTTATACTGAAGGTTATCTACCATTATGGCAAGAATGGGCAAGGCAGAATCCTGAGTTAATAGATGAGCTTAGAATAAAAGCTAAAGGTAAAACACTTACTGACCAATTTGCTAATACAAGAGTAAGTCAGGCAAGAGCTTTGGCTGAAATACTCAATAGTCAGAGTAGTGGAGTTAAAGCTACTACTCTTGATGAGTCACTTAGCAGTTCTTTTGATACTCCAAGGATTACTTCTGTTGAGGAACAGCAAAAGGTGGACCTACTCTTTGACCCAAAAACAAGAAGAGATAGAGTGACACTTATTGCAAGATTCTTCAGTAATGAAGTTGATAATGCCTTGCAGGAAATGACTGATTCTTTGAAGAGAAGAATTGATGATGCCAGTGGTGTAGAGAAAGAAGAATTGCAGGCCGAGCTTAATAGCTTGGATAGATTCTCTGCTATAAAGAAGTATACTCCTGCTGGCATATTCAAGAGAGTAGCTAATATCTTTAATTCTTATGTACAAGATACAGAAGAAGGCAGAATACAACAAGAACTTAATGCAATCAACTCTATGAGAGGTGCAGATAAGTTCTCTGATGAGCAGAAGTTAGAAGCTGCCAAGAAGAAAGCTGCTTATAAGAATCAGGAGTATAAGAAGATAGTTGATGACCCTAGTGTTTATAAAGCTCTTGCTGAGGAAGCAAGTACTTTACTTGTAATGACTGAGGGTATTAGGATAGACCCCAACTACATTGCACCTGCTGATGCAAATCTCAATAATGATGACCCTGATGGTAATAGTGAGGTAGACAATGAAACAGAGGATTGGAGACAAGAAGAGGCTTATAAAGATGGATGGATGACTAATTTCAGACAGGTAAGTTCACATGAGTCTCTGTCACAAGCTGTAAGAAAAGTAATCAGACAAGTACCTAAACTTGACTATAGAGGTAAGTATGAAAAGGATGATTTAGGTTTCACAAGATACCTTGATGCTGACTATGTTCATGCTACTTTCATTGATAAGTTAAGGAACATGATTAACTCTGATGATATGCTTCCTTTGATGCAGGATTTGCAAAAAATCAAGCCTTGGGTTAAGCAAGTAACCAAGTTACTCCAAGGTAATGAGACTTTATTCTCTCAATTCTACCAAGACTTCAGAAAGGACTTTATGCCTTACTGGATTCAAAAGAAGAAGATGATGCCTGATGGTGCATTCAAGATGGAAACTATTGCCATTAATAAGCCTGAGGGTGTATATTATCTCCTTGATGCTTGGAGAGATAACTATGAGAATGGAGTACAGCTTGATGATGATAGTGTATATGAGAAGAATGGGGAAATAAACAAGGATAATGCGGCTAAAGGTTTACAATGGACTGAAACATTAAATAATATGTTCCAGAACCTTGATACAGAATCCAGACTTCAACTCTTGGAGAGAGAAGATGTATGGAATACTATAATGAAGTTGCTTCATATGTTAGGTATTGATGCCAATCCTTCTATATTGAAAACTGCATTAACTGATATAAAGACAGCTCCAGGTATCACATTTACTGACCCAATCATGCTTCTTTTACCACAATTGAATATTATATTCAGTGGTATTAAGAAAGGTGAAGTTAAGTCTGAGACAAAGGAGGATGGCACTGAAAAGAGAGGAGACCTTATCAATACTTTTGGCTCTGCTTACAATATGATTGCAAGTATGATGGCAGAAGTTACTGAGGATGCTATTGAAAGTAGTGTCAGAGAGAATGATAAGTCTTACTATTCTCATGTTACTCCTAACTACTTAGGTAAGCTGATTAAGAATCTCAAGAATGTTATGAATGACAAGAAGAGATTTGAACAGTTTATGCAGACTGAGTTTAAACAGTATGAGTGGTTCTTTAAGAGTGACCATTGGAGAAATGACTGGCTAAGACAGCTTGCAGAGTCTGATGAGTTAAGAAAAGGTCTTAACCATAAAGTAGTATTGAACTCTGACAAAGTAGACTATACCAATTGGGATGATTTGGACTATACTTTAGCTCTTCTTACAGAGTATTGGGGAGACCCTGACTCTGCAAAGTCAAGTATAAAGTATGCTTGGTATCATGTTCCTATTCTTTCAGATAGCCCTTCTGCTGAGTTTATTAGATTCAGAAAGTATACAACAGGTGATGTACTTGATGAAAATGGTAAGAAGAGAACCTATGATGATGTTATCCTTGACAAGTTAGTGGACTTGGTTAATCAAGAGTATGACAGAATTATGCTGGTTAGAGAAAGAGATGAAGCTTATCAGAGAGGAGATAAGGGTGTAGAGCCTATTGCTAACTATGATATTGCCAGGGATAAGAATGGTAATATAAAGAGTATGGGAGGTGCAGAATTTAAGTTCCTTCCTGCACTTAACAACCTCAGATATGACAATGGAGAGACATTCATTGATAGACTAAGCAGACTTAAATCCAAAGGTACTGGTGCTGAACTTAGGAACTTCCTAAGAACTGCCCTTAATGACATGATGGAAGATGGTTTTGAACAGACCTACAGAGATTGGTCAAGGGTAGGACTTTTGGATGAGCTTCCTAATGGTAAATACAAGTATCTTCCATTTGAAGGTCAGTCCAAGCAGAATACAATAACTGCAAAAGCACTTACTAAGGCCAAAGATGCCTTAGGTTCATTGTGGAATACCAATATGGAACTAATGCTCAGAGCCTATAACAATAATAGTGCTTTTGATAACAGAGAGGCTAATAGCTTAATGGAGCAAATCAAGGCATTACTTACAGATAAGGCAACAAGAGGTGAGATGGAGTTGAAAGATGTTCAGTCAATCTCAAGAAGCCTGTTTGTTAAGAATAATGCTAAGGATGCACTTAGAGAGTACTATTGGAATAGTAAGTTAGCTACTTCACAAATTATCCAGCTTACTACTACTGACCTTGCTTTCTATAAGAACCTTGAGGACTTTCAGAAGAGATATAAGGAGGTTCATGCTCCTGCCCTTAGACTGAATACTAAGGCTACTTACAAAGGTGAGAGAATTGGTAGGGATTGGGAAAGAACCATCTACTTGAAAGATGATGAGATAATATCCTCTGTACTTGAAGACATCAAGACTGTACTTGATGAAAGGGTTAGAAGAAATGAAATGACCAAGATAGACAGGGATAACATCATCAGCAAGTTTAGAAATGTGAATGTAGCAGATGCTCAGGCATATAGAAGTTTGAGTTCCTATAGGGCAATACTTGGTATGTCAGGTCAGTGGACAGATGATATGGAGCAAGCATATAACAACTTCAAGAATGGAGATTGGAATATTAAGGACTTCAATATCATTTGGCAGACTAAGAAGCCTTATGTCTATACACAGGTCAACAATAACAGTGGCATTGAAGGCCATACTGGAATTAAGACCCCTGTACAGCATAAGAACTCAGAGTTCCTGTTACTTGCTATGCACGAATTAATTGCTGGTCCTTTAGGAAGGTCAGGTAAATTGAAAGCCATAAATAAGTTTATGGAGGATAATCAGATTGATGTAGTTCAGTTTGAATCTACCACTAAGGTTGGAAAACAAGGTGTGATAGATTTGAATGATATTAATACAGAGGCTGATGTAATCCAAAGACTTAAAGATGCCACAGGTATTGGATTTGGTAATGAGAATCCTAATGTAGTACATAAGGTATCTTATGAAGATTATGGTATTCAGACTGCAACTCCTGAACATGCCATTGATGCAGTTCAGTTGGTAGGTACTCAGATTAGAAAGCTAATTACTGCTGACATCTCTGATGATACAATCATTGAGGTTAATGGTAAGAAGATGACTAAGAGAGAGTGGCTTGACCTGTACAATGCTATCAACACTGAGAACATTCTTCAAGCATTTGCTGATGTAGATGAGATATTCAAAGACCCAAAGAAAGTAGAGGAAATCTTACTTGAAGAGATAAGAGGTAATCAAAGATATGGTATGGATATGATGAGGGCCTGTACTCTTGATGAGAACAATAACTTTAATATCCCTCTCTTTGACCCTGTACAATCTCAAAGAGTACAGACACTTCTTAATAGTGTAATCAAGAGTAGAATTACTAAACAGAAGATTAGAGGTGGAGCTTTAATTCAGGTATCTGATTATGGCTTGACTGATGAGCTTCATATAGTATTTGAAGGTGAAGGTGCTAACAAGAGGATTAAGTATCTTGAGTGCTATATGCCTGCATATAGTAGAGAGTTCTATGAGCCTCTCATGAACCCAAATACTCACCAGCTTGATGTAACTAAACTTCCTGATGATTTGAGAAAGTTGATTGGATATAGAGTTCCAACAGAGGATAAATATTCAATGGCTCCTCTGTATATTAAGGGATTCCTTCCTCAACAGAATGGTTCTGCAATTATGCTTCCTGCTGAGATTACTACTCTATCAGGTTCTGACTTTGACGTGGATAAGATGTATATCATGTTACCTGAGTTCAGAGTTAAGAAGTATGATATGAGACAGGCAAGAGAGGACTATGCAAGAATGAATAGTATATTCAATCAAGTATTGTCACAATTCACTAATAGCCAATTAGCAGAGGATATTCTCAATGCAGATACTGATGACTTTAAGGAATGGTTCAAGGAGAATAAAGAGAAGTACAGACTTGCCAAGCCTACTATAAGCAAGGTAAATTATAACTTCAATAAGTCTCCGCAGGAGAATAGTCTTGAAGCAAGAAATAACTTGCTGATAGACATGATGTATGGAGTTCTGACTAATGCAGATACAGCTTCAAAGATTCTTAACCCAGGTGGTTTTGATTATCAGAAGAAAGCTGCAAGAATAATGACTATTCTCAATGATTCTTATGAGAGTGATTTGGCTCAAGCACTTAAAGATGTGGGTGTAGAACTTAATAAGACTGTACAAAAAGGTGGAAAGTCTTATCCTAAGTCTATTGCTTCATATCTATTTGACTTAGACCTTGGTACTCTTGATAAGTTGGCAGAGAAAACAAAGGTCAAGATGGACCCATTATCACCAAGAACTCAGGTAATGCTGCATCAACAGAACATGACTGGTGCTAAGTTGATTGGTATTTATGCCAACCATAATGCAAACCATGCTTTGATGCAACATACTCAGTTAGCTTTGGATGAAGAAAATGGCTCATTTGTATTGAATGGAAAGAGACTTACATCTTTACATGATATTATGAATGGTGACAAGGAATTTATCTCAAAGAATAATGCTGGATTCTTGGCTGCTTCTGTGGATAATGTTAAAGACCCTGTGCTTGCAGCACTTAATCAGAATACTTTCACTGCTGATGCTTCTATGCTTCTTTCAAGATTAGGTTACAATCCTATTGAGATAGGTCTGTTGATGATGCAGCCTATTGTACAAGAGATTACTCAGACCTATTTCAGAGAGAGCAGAGAAGGTAAAGGTAAGGATACTATCATTGATGAAGTACTGGATAAGTACAAGGAGAAGGCTGCTCTTAATAATGACTTGACTTATGATAACTACAAGAATAATAGCTTCTACAATGAAGAGCTTGCAGACAATATAATGCTTGCTAAGGAAGCTGTTGCTGACAGGTCTCAGACCTCTGATTTCAGAAAGATTGAGTTCTATCAGAAACAAGTTGCAGTTGGATATTTGTTCAAGAGAGTTATGAACTCTGCTGATGCTTTAGGACAGTTAGTACAGGCTACAAGGTCTGATACCCAAGGAGGTGCTGCTGGCCCTACTATTGCAGATACAGAGTTGAAGATGCAGAAGGTGAAAGACCTGCTAGACCAAATAGAGAATAATGCCAAGTTCCCATTGAAGAATGCCAATGTAATACTTGATGGTCTGCTATCAGACAATCCTGACACTAGCACTCTAAGAGAAAGACTATTGTCAGCTCCTCTTCCTTTCTTACAGGCTTTCTATACTCTTGGTTTACAGAGGACAGAGGATTTTTTCAAATCCTATTTCCCTCAATATACTGAATCATTCAGAGCTGTAATTGATGACCTTAGAGACATGACTAAGACTGGTAAGTTGAATGTAAAGACTATGAATAGTATTTATAATGATTTGCTTGCCTATATCATGTCAAAGAATGACTTCTTTGGTTCTGAATTGATTGTAAACCCTGACTCAGAAGTAGGTGATACTATTGTAACTTCCTCAGATAAGAGGAAGGATTTTATCAATAACTTTCCTGAATACTTTAAGAGAGTGGTTACAGATAATGAGGATATAGCTGACCTTGAATTTATTAAGAGACTCAAGGTAATTAGGGCAAATGACAATAATCCTGTGGACACAGTAGTGTTCAAGAATGTTGGTCAATTAAGTCCTACTTTGAGAGAAAGATATATGAGAGATTGGGCATCTCTATTATATATGAATAACCCAGAAGCTCAGAAACTTGCTCTTAATCTATTTAGGTATAGCTATTATAGAAATGGCTTTGCATTTGGACCTTCAACCTTTATCCATTTGGCACCTGTGGCAGTGAGAAATGCTATCCCAGGGTACATAAGTACATTGAGGACTCTCTTGTCATCAAGTGATGATTATAGTCAATTTGTAGACCAATATGTCTATAACCACTTGGATAATAGAAAGTTGGTTCCTGAAATCCCTGATACAGCCTCTGTCCAATTCATAGGAGAGGACAATGAAGTTAAGGATGAAGTTACATTTGTGATTGATGATAATACTACCTTTGGAGATAAGAAAGTTATCAAGAAAAGGATAGATACTCCTGATGGTCCTGCTTATGACTTCTTTAAGTATATAGGTAAGAGAATCAGAGGAAAATATATCTATTACAAACTGGCTTCATTAAGTACTGAACAAGCCAATGTTGCAACCTATGAAAGGATTGAACCATTAGGTTTCAGAAACAGCTTCATTGAATATGAGTATGGTAAGGATGTAGAAGAGATGGAAACTGTAATTGATAAGAACAGGAAAGATTATGACCCTTATGCAGACACATTGTCAAGATTTGACCTTGGGGATGCTGGGGTTGATTATGATTCTATGCCTGATTATCAAGGTATGCCTCAAGAGTATTGGGATTCTATTCCACAAGTAGATACTGATGCTTTCCAACAAGTATATGGTACTCCTCTTGATACTTCTGCTCCTAAGGCTGATGATGTAACATCTATTCAGCCTAATACAGAGTATAAGGATGAGAATGGTGATAGTATTTGTGGTGCTCCAACATTATATAGTTTATAACGGTTTATAGAATAAACATGGCAAGAAGTTGTGCAATTATACCAAAGGTAAAGAATAGGAATGGTCAAGTAGTGGACAGCAAGTTATTTAAGGACTTGCTGTCCTTCACTTCAAACAATAGAAGTGAAGCTACAAGACTATATCTTATTACAAAAGCTGACTCTTTTATAAGAGATTGGAATCCAAGATTAACATTAGATGAAAACAATGAGCCTACATTGAGGAGTTTGCTAAAGCAGACTAATCTCAGTAAGGTTATTCCAGAGACTAAGGTACTTGAAAGGCTCAATAGAGAAATAGGGTACTATAAGAAAGGGATGGACAGGCCAGCCTTGTGGGTAAACAATGATGAGAATTATCAGAAGCTGAAACAAAGAGCTATAGCTTTTAATCAAAACTCAGAGTATAGGGATGATTATGTGGCTAGTGTAATCAAAATACAAGACAGTGAAACAGGAAAAGTTCATATTGGAATAAAGGTTGAAAGAAGAAATAGGCTTAACTCTATCAATGCAGATAAGATGGAATACAATGAAAACCTTAATAACAGGTTGAGGGGTATTCTTGAGTCTCATGGTGTAGGGATAGGTGCTTTGACTGACCTTGAAAAGAGAATGGGTATTCATGGTGTAACTGACTTTGATGTTGCAAGAAATGCAGCAAATGGTCTTGTTGAAATGATTAGGCTTGCTAATGGTATTCATGGTGAAAGAGCACTTCCTGAGGAATTTGCACACTTTGCCATTGAAGCTATGGGAGATAATCCACTTATCAATAGACTCATCAATAATATATCTTCCAATGGATTGGCAAGAAAAATTATAGGTGAGGACTATGATACCTATGATACTTTATATCACAGTGATGAGACCAAGTTGGCAAAGGAAGCTGCGGGTAAACTACTTGCAAAGCATCTTCTTCAAGGTGAAAATATTCCATCTGCTCCTTATGGGAATCTACTGCAAAGAGTAATTCAAGCAGTCAAGAATTTCTTCAAGAACCTGAATGCAAGTCCTATACAAAGAGCCATGAGGGAGGCTGACAAGAACTTTGGTTCTTTAGCACAGCAAATCCTTGATGGTAGTATGGATGAGGCTATTGACATTAGCAATATTACTTCAAGTGGGGTGTTTTATAATACCTCAGAGAGAGTTGCAAGAGATAAAAAGCTGCTTCAAGGAATCATTGAAAACGAGTTGAAGAGATTGAAGATTTATGAAAAGAGAAATCCTAATAGCAAGTTCAGTGCTAATCAAAGGTTACTCATTGATAGATTGGATATTGAATTAACTGATAACAATGAGATTGAGGGTATTTATACTTTTGTTGAGAATGCTCTTGAAGAATTAACCAAGGTAAGTGACAGACTTACTATGTTGCAGAATACTCCTGCTACTAATGTTAATGAGAGAGCCAGAGTACTAAGGGATGTCAGAAATTACTTGTATAGTTACAAGCATATTACTGATGATATTAGGAAGGCTCTTATTGATGAAGAGAGGCATGCAGACAATAGATATGGTCAAAGGGTAAGGGTTGTGTTAGACAACACAACTACACTACTTGAAAACTTGTTTGTCGGATATAACAATGTGGCAATGCCTCTTTTTGTTGATTTCATTAAGCCTTTTGTAGGAGAGAGTATAACTGTTCCTTTTGGTAAATGGAAAAATAAAACTATAACTATAGAAGAGCTTATTAAAGGTGTGAAAAAAGATAGAGAAGGTAAGGTAGAATGGTATCAAAAAGAAATATCTTTCTTTGATAGATGGCTTGACTCTATGGCAGACTCTTCAGATTATATGCTGAAAGTTATGGACCAAGCTGTCAAGAAGAGTAAAGAAAATGCAAGGTTGGAGACTATCAATGTTATGAAGGAGCTTCAAGCTGCTACTATTAAGTTAGAGCAAGCTGGAGTTAAGAACACTGATTGGATGTTTGAAAGGGATAGCAAAGGTAATCTTACAGGTAATTATATCTCTGAGGTTAGCCAAGGTCTATTCAAGGAGAAAGTCAGAGAAATGTTCAAGTCTCTCAATGAGAAGTATGGCAAGAATCCTGTAGGAGATAATGCAGAGAAGTACAGAAAAGAGAGACAAGCTTGGTTTGATGCTAATATGGAGGTAGTCAATGGAAAGAAGCAACCTAAAGTATCAATCTATGGCAATAAGGCTTATCAGAATTTGAATCCTGCCCAGAAAGAATACTATAACAAGGTTATGGAGATAAAAGCTAAGCTGGATTCATACCTTCCTGACAAGTACACTACCTTAACTAATGCAGTTAAAATCAGAAAGGACTTACTTGAAAGAGTAAAGGCATCTGATGGTGTAAGGTCAGGTAGTACACAAGTATGGGAAGCTGTTAAAGACCAATTCATTAGAAGAACAGATGACACTGAGTTTGGAGACAGAGCTACAGTAAAGGACTTTGAAGGTAAAGAGGTACAAGTACTTCCTATCTACTATACTAAGATGAAAGAGGGTGAAAGTCCTAATGACCTATCTACTGATATAGTTTCTACTCTTACAGCTTATGCAGCTATGGCTAATGATTTCAATGAAATGAATAAAGTAATTGATGTTCTTGAGCTTGGCAGAGACATGCTAAAGGAGAGGGAGATTATACAGACAAGAGGTGGTAAACCATTGATTGAAAAGTTCAAGTCTGTAGGTAGGAAAGTTGAATCTACTCTCACTAAATCTGGTGATGAAACAAAGTCCATGCAGAGACTAAATGACTTCTTTGAAATGCAAGTCTATGGCAGATACATGGCTGATGAAGGCACATTTGGTAATACCAAGATTGATAAAGGAAAGGTAGCTAACTTTGTTAATAGGATAACTTCTCTTAATATGTTAGGCCTAAACCTGTTAAGTGGTATATCAAATGTTACTACTGGTAAAATTATGATGAGAATTGAGTCCTTTGCAGGTGAGTTCTATAATGAATCCAATACCCTACATGCTGATAGGAATTATGGTAAAGCATTACCAGAGTACTTAGCTGAGATAGGTAATAGAGTCAAGACAAGCAAGCTTGCTTTATGGGATGAGTTATTCAATGTATTGCAGGAATATGAAACTGATGTTAGAGAAGTAAACTTTGATAGGAAGACTTGGTTCAGTAGAATGTTTGGTACCTCTGCTCTGTTCCTTATGAATAATGCTGGTGAGCATTGGATGCAGAATAGAACTTCATTAGCACTTGCTGATGCTTACAAGATGAAAGCTCCTGATGGTAAAATAGTTTCTTTGTGGGATGCTATGGAAGTGGTTCCCATTGATAAGAACAATAAGAAATTAGGTGCTAAGTTACAGTTAAAGCAAGGTTATACTAAGGAGGATGGGTCTGCATTTACAAGAGATGATATTATAGCATTTAGTAGAAAATCTGCTGCTATAAATCAGAGAATGCACGGTATTTACAATAAGGCTGATAGAAGTGCAGTACAAAGATTAGCTATAGGTAGAATGGGTGTTATGTTCAGAAAGTGGATAAAACCCTCACTTAATAGAAGATTCAAGTCTGCTACATATAACTATGATTTGCAAGCATGGACGGAAGGTTATTATAATACTACAGGAAGATTTATGTGGCAATTAGCTAAAGAGTTGAAGGAAGGTCAATTTGCAATAGCTGCTAATTGGAAAAACCTTACAAGGACTGAGAAAGCTAATATTAAAAGAGCAGCCACTGAGGTAGGACACTTCTTAATTATTGCTGCATTCTTGGGTCTCATGGATTGGGATGATAATAAGAATAGACCTTGGTTACAGAAGATGATTGAGTATCAAGCAAGAAGACTTTATACTGAAATTGGTACTCAGGTTCCAGGCCCTCAAATGGTAGGAGAAGCTCTTAAAATCTTGAAATCTCCTGCTGCTGGTATTAATACTGTAGAGAGTGTTTTGGATATGGTAGGACTACTAAATCCTATGAATTATGAAACTTTTGCAGGTGAAGATGCTATTATTCAGTCAGGTAGGTTTAAAGGTGATTCAAGAGCAACTAAGTTATGGTTTGAGTCTCCATTAATTCCTATGAATAAGACTATATATAGAGGTTTACACCCAGAAGAAAGTATTCCATTCTTTAAGCAATAAAGTTAATTGTTAATAATAGAAAGGGGAGTGAGTAGATTAAGTTCTACTCCTCCCCTTATTTTTTTTTATTTCCTACAAAATAAAAGGGAAGTAACATTTCTGTTACCTCCCTAATAAAAAATTTCATCCTACTGACTAAAAGGCTATACATTTAATAGCTTGGTCTCTCTCCTCTTGGGAGATTGAATCAAACTTCTCTGCTGTCCAACCTTTCTTCAATAGGTCCTCTTGTGCAGACTCACTTAGAGTATTGAATGAAGTGGTAGTTGAAGTAGCACCTCTCAACTCACTGATAGTAGGAACTTTGAATGTGCTATCTGCATATTTACCCTCATTAATTCTTCTATAGTAATCTATCAGAGAGGGTCTTATGTTATTCCAGTTAGTAACCTTGGTAAAGAGTTCCTTGAAGAAATCAAGTATTCTCTTGCCTAAGCCTCTATTCTGCCTTGTCATTACATACTCTCTGAATCCCTCTGCCATGTCTTCCTCTAATGAGAGGTTATCTTTTTCACCATATAAT